GGTAAAAAGCTGATCGCCCGCTTGTAGGTTGAACCGAGATTTTAACCGCTCCAGAGACTAGCTTAATAGCCCCATAGGTGGCCCCAGTAGCATCGTCTTTAGTCATAATAGCATATCCAAAGTTGTCTACATTAATGAAGTTACTCATTACGTTCCTCCTTATTTATTGACTTTCAACTATACCGTAAGTTTGTACGTAGTGGTGTACCCCTGTATCGGGTTCGATAAGGTGTTGGAACCCAGCATCGTACCAGTTCCCGTCAGCTCCGAATGCTAGGTCAACAGCTACGTGAGGACTGGACGTTACGCCTGTGAGAGGGTCAGGACGCTCCCAGATATCGACCTTAATCTGTACTAGGTCTGCGCTTGCTTTTCCGTCAGCGTAGTTACCGTCTGAGTGATCGACGTCCATAAAGGTTATACAGGGGAACGCCGTTATCGAGTTTGGATAACTATCAAGAACAGGGCAACTATAGGTCACCCCAATAGGGGCTAGTAAGGCGTAAACCTTTGCCATATTATCTATCATCTGGTGACCTCCTTAATATACTGGGCGTAAATAGCCTTTATTTTCTCCCTGTTCTTGACTATAGAATCTGTGATAATCATCAAAGCTTTTGGATTACGAGAGGTCCCGTACTCAAGCCACTTAGCGTAAGGCACAGTAGCAAATACAATAGCGGTATGGGGCTTTGAAGGATCCATACCCGAGCCGATACTGGCCTTGTATAGTCCTGTGCGCTTCCAAGCAGACTTGCCGTTCTTACCCATTCTCACGGGTATATTGTAGATTCTCTCCATAGCAAGTTTCTTTGCTTCTCCTTCGCAGAAGATAGCTGACTTGAGGTTACCCTTGTCTACGTTAAGAATAATCTGTTCTGTCTTAGCGTTCATCCTTCGTATCCAGTCATCGACGGCTACTTGGATTTCATCCGACATCAGATCACCTTCTCAACGTAAACCTCGTTATGGTTAATATAAGGCACTACGCTAGTGACCTTATAAACTTGAGGTAGCCCGTTAATTTGGAATCTGCTAAGCTCGTCAATACCAAAATCTTTACAAAAGATTATATGGCTAGCGAGGTTTGTAGTTCCTGCTTCCTCTCTGTTGTAACGAGTTTGAACAGCTTGAAAGTCTCCTTTGATAGTCCTATTAAGGACGTAAGGAACAACAAGCATTCCTTTGGAGTTAGGAGTAGCTGACGATGGGGCGAATATGGCGATTGAATCCCTCATCTTCATATTAGAACCTCACCGCCTTATAACGGTCCAGTACTTCGGAGATACTGGCTGGTATAGCTGACTCCTTCTTTGAGTAGGTATACTGTACTTGCCCCTCGCGTTCTGCATCTACCCCGAGCCTACCTTCACGGCTGTCCTTGTACTCCAAGGACGCTAGTTTAAGAGAGGCAAGGACTAGATCAGCAGGCATCGTAGCGTACCCAGCGTGGTAGTCTATGGATACGTACGATTCTTCTTGATTGACGTACCGTAACTTGCCCGCCATAGTAACGTATTGATAATCTAGCATATCCACGTAACCAGGGAATGTCCGATACCCCGAGATACCACTCGTATCGGGTAGCACGCCCCCCACCTCAGCGTCATATCGGACGATACTCTCAACCGATATGATGGGGTAGTTGTTAGTGAATATCTTATGGTTAGTCAAGTGCTGTTCTCCTACGTAAGCGGTTACGTCAAACTTGCGATGGCAATAATTCTCGACCATAGCTTGTATACTACCAACGAGAAGCCCGAGAAATAAGTCATCACTAGTATCAGCAACGGGTATCTGGAGATAACTTTTGAGATCGTTTAAGGCGAATAAGGGCATGACCCATCACCTACTCTTCTTCAATTACGAGGGTATCTTCCAGGTCAATTTCGTCAGCAAAACCAGCTTCAATAATCTTGTCCGCCATCTTAGCGTTGAAAGTCGCGCATTGACCCTCGTTGTAGGGAGACATCGGTTTGATAAACTTTACGTGCTTTTCAGTTACTCTAGCCATAATTAATATTCCTCCTTATTTTTATTATACGACAGGATCAGCGACAACTGTCGCAGTATCGACAGGGGCAGGGGCAGGTTCGACGACAGCATCTGTCGGGGGTATTTCTACCGCTACGACAGTATCGACAACAGGTGAGCTTGCAGGAGCCTCAGCAGGCACTCCTCCGAGATTAGAGAAGTCGTAATCTGCTAAACCCTGTTCAACTAGCTCATCCGCTACAGCGGGGTCTACTTCTACGCAATCCCCAACCTTTAAATCCGACAGCATACCCGTATTCTTCATATTGGCGGGGGCTATAATTTTAATTCGCAAAACCATTTCCTCCTTACAGCGATCTTAGTTCAACCATTACGGTTACGCCCGAGAGCGAGGTGAGAACCCCCGCGTCTTTCAAGGCAAGTCTATCTCCAGTAGCAAGAGTAGTGTTTGTAGCTGATCCTAGCGTTGAAGTTACTACTGTGTTAGCAGTACCCTTTAGATTAATAGGAGCAGACAGCGTAGATACTCCAGCATCAAGAGCTTGAGTACCCGTTAGTTTCTCGATGTCCAAGGTAACTGCACCTGCATCAGTACCCGATACAGAATGAACTTCTCGCACGCTTGCTATCTGCATAGCGAAGGGGGCTATGAAGAAGATACCAAAGTTTGAGGCGGTAGAAGCGTCTGCTCCTGGTACGCTCTCTCTAATTAGTATCTCCAGACCTACAATCTTACCTCCTGCGATAGTTAGCTGAGAACCTGGACCGTATACTGACTCGTCACCGCCTTGTTTGCGGTACATCCCTGTATTATAACTTGAGTTCGCTGGCATTGACATAACCCCCTATAATTTATTTAAGGGGGTTATGTCGCCCCCCTTGTACTTACCTATAAGATATTATTTCAAGAATCCCGTGAGCAGGGAGAAGGAAGCAGGAATGGAAAGTTTTCCGTCGATACGTTCCCACATCTTAACAAGAGCTTCGTGGTTCTTGAAGGCTTGATCTGATTGAGTATTGATCTCAGAGCCCATCTCATTCTTGTCGAATAGATAGTAATAGTCGAGGTTACCAAAGGCAATCTCAGAACAAGTGGCCTTGGCGTTTACAGTCAAGTTCTCAGGGAAGAGAGCGGAGAACTCAATTACAGGGAATCCACCGAAGGTAGAAGGTTTGGAGTTGAGAACTCCGTTGTCTTGGTTATCTACCCAGAGGTATCGCCCTTGACCGTCTTTCATTTGACGCATTTGGCGAACAGCTCCTGTGTTTACGAAGTAGCAAGCTCCTGCTCTCCAGTTAACGTCGATAGAATACGGAAGACCAACGAGATCGTCAGCAATCAATACGTTAGTGGTAGCCGCATTGGCACTAGCTACGGAGTTGATACCAACAGTACCTACAACACCCTTGGGTTGGTTAGTTCCAGAACCGACCATGATAGCTTGGTTCTCTGCCTTAACAAAAGCCTTGGCGTATTGTTTGAGCAGGTATCCGTAAAGGTTGACTGGGCTATCTGCCAATAGATCGCGAGCAATAGCAGTGTAACCGTCAAGACGGGATACGCTGTAGGTAAGAGAGGAGAACGTTGGAGCAGTAGCGGTAAGAGGGTTGGTATCCGATACTTCCCAAGTCAAGTTGATACCCGTAGCGCCTACAGGCCAGGTTCCGTTACGATAGGTTACAGGTACAACGGTACAACGATTACGGAGAGCTTCTGGATCTGCGATGATCTTGTCGATAATATCGGTATGGAATTCAGTAGGAAGTAACTCAAGACCAGAACCAGCGGTTCCACCAGACAAGTCTTTAGCAATACCCCCACAGTATTTTTCTACCTCAGCTCTGTTGTTATCCATTTTAGCTACGAAGTAACGCATGGTCTTTTCTTCTTTGGACATATCGCCAATAGGCTTTTCTTGGAAGGTGATCTTACGCATAGCCTTTGTTAATCCTTTGGCCTCCAGCATAGCCTCAACCATTTTCTCTGTTACAGCGTCAAACTCTTCTTTAGTGAAACGTGCCATCGATTATTTCGCCCCTTTCATAATAGCTTCGAGTTTTTCCTCGACAGCTTTTTGGATCTGTTCGTCGGTGTATTCCTTACCTTCGTCACCGTCTGGCTCTTTACCAGGATCAGGTTGATCCCCAGATACCATAGACTTTAGATTTTTAATATGCTCCATCATACCGTCGCAAGCCTTATTGATCTTAGCTTGATTACCAGCAGAGATACTAGCTCCCGATTTTGTTTCAGGCTCCGCAGGAGGTTCAACTGGATCGGCTACCTTTGTCGCTAACCCTGTTACGAGGTCGCTGAGAGCTTTGATTTCTTCGGAGTAGTCCTTTTGCTCTGGGAATTGAATTGCCTTGATAGCATCCTCAATCGCTTTTGCTACTTCTTTAGGATCCATTATCTCACCACTTTCTTTCATTTGGTCGAATAGACCTTTACTGATTTTACCCTCTTCAAACGCTCTTGCTACCGCATTAGGGTTGCATGGTACCGTCACCAAAGAAAGCTCCAAAAGCTCCCAACTCGTGAAGTCGTACCCGCCCGCCTTATTGGGCGCGCGTTCGAGAGGAATAAACCCGATGCTTGAGGCTTTCATATAGCCTTCACTGTAGAGATAGAACCATTCTTTTGCGTTATCTGTTTCCGCAAACTGTATCTTAAATACAAGCTGTTTAGCCTGTATGCTAACCCCGAGAGCTTTGCCGATGACCGTGGACTTCTCGCCCGCCGAATAGTTATGGTTAGCGAGAATGACTGGGTTCTTTAGGTAGTTTTCAAGCTTGACGCCGTCAACCTTCATACTATCTCCAGCCCTGTCTATGTCCTCCGTACTACCGATCATTTCAATAATACGGTTGGCTTTGTCAAGGACTTTGACCTCCCAGGTTAGCTGTTTTTGAATAGGATCCATGGCCTCACCCCCCTTTAGTTATTATCTTGTTAGTCCAGCCTACCCTGAGTATACAAGTACCGCGCCAACTAACGCAAGTACCGCAGTTGTACACAGGGTCTACGAACTTAAATTTAACCTTGTTAAATTCGTAGTGTGGGCAGTTCCATCCTGCCATACTCAACCTTCTTTCTTAATCTGGAACGTTGACTTTAGGACTCATACAACAGTGACAATTTACAACTTCTTCGGCTGGTAGCGAGTCATCCCCAGGACAGTCGCAATCGTAACCTCCAACTACAAAAGGTTCGTCTACCGAAATAGCGTTTTCCTCTGAATAATCTTCTCCCGCTTGGATATGAGTCTCTCTTGGTTTGAATCCAGAACCTCCGCCAGAGTGTAGCCAGTACTTACCGTCGATAAGGTCTGAGTTTTGACGATACGTTTCCGAGGTAGCTTGATTAAGCGACGATAAAACCTCTGTTTGAGCTATCATTCTAGCCCTAACTTCGTCAAATAAATCTCCGAGCATAGAGGTTACATCGGCAATAGTAAACGTCCTACCATCGTTGTACTCCTCTGAGTCATAGGCTTCTTGAATGAGGTCTTTGACCCGTTGTCGGGTAGTCTCGTTAACATTCGCGATCTTGTTAACTTTACTCTGGATCTTCTTCTGTACCACAGGGTGTTTGAAGTCGAACTTGATTCCCGTATCCTTATGGATATAGTTACCAATACTCTTGAACTCGTTTACTACCGCTTTACCACCCGTCATAAACGCTTTGTTATATACGGGCGTCAGTATCTTTTTGAGTTCAGCATCCCAGTCCTTAGGATTGAGAGGGTCTTTACTACCTTGGCTTGCCTTCTCCGCTACCGCTTTGAGTTGCTTATCGAAGTAACCGTGGAGCGTTGAAGAGAACTCTTTTACTAAGGGCTCGCCAAGCTTAATAAAATTTTCAGCCCGCTTACTATCTCCTTTAGCGATACCACGTGCAATCTTCTTCCTAGTAACTCTGTCTAGACCGAGCGTAAGACCTTCAGGCAGGGCTTTATTCGGTTGAGGCTCTTCGGGGGTAAGATTATCCCCGCCCGTCTCATCCGACACGTTAGAACCGTCATTTTGAGGCGTTGGACTAGGGGGTGCCGTCCCTATAGGCTGTAACGAGGTAGCTTGATATATGGTATCTCCCTCGGGTATGGGTTTCAACTGCATACCTAGCATCTTGCTTATGATCTCCCGACCTTCGTTAACAGTTAATGTCTTGTTAACTTGAGTATCTAGGACCGCTTTGATAAAGTCCTTGTTCTCAGGTACGTTATCTGTAAACCTGAGTTCAATGTCTTCTCCGAACATCTGGACAAACTCATTATTAAGCTTGTCTTGAATCATCTTTAGTCGGGGCTTAATTACGTGGGCTTGGAATACATACTCTGCAGTCTCAGCGTTAGCCCGAGATACATCGTCCGTCAATCCCAATATCGACTTATGAATTCCGAAGGTCCCCAGGATTTCATCCCTGTTCTGCTGGCGTAAGTTAAAAAAGTCCATATCCTTTTGACTAATCTGGATAGGCGTGTAGGTTACTCCTTCACCCCTAACCATAGCAGTCTTCCTAGCGTTGGCTACTCCCTTATGCCTATCCTCCCACGCTTCCTTTAAGCGGTCAAAGTCATCATCGCCAACTTCTGGTAGAGTCAATATACCCTGAGGTTCTGCATTATTGTAGAAGAAATTACGATTCCACTCGGCAGAATACTTGTCCGATTCTAGGGCGTTTGCAGATGCTTGAGTCGGTCCAACTCCTCCGTACGGATTAAGGAAGTCAGGCATTTGAAAGTAGATAACCTCGTTAGGTTCAAGAGGTATCTGCTCCAGCCCCGCTCTGTAGATATAGCCCTTGATAAAGTCCTCCTTATCAGGGATAACCCACATATCCATAGGGTTTACAACCCACATTTCCTTTACCCTGCCTACTCCGTCTTTGGATAGATACAAGTACGCTTTGCCGGTTAGGTCAAGAAAGCCCGAGATTCTCAAGAGCATCTCATACTTACTAAGATATGGGTTTGGATGATTCAGTACATTAAGAGCAAGACTATTCTCAATAACCTTCTCGCCCTTATATGCTTTCCACTCGCTATCTCCCACGTTCTGACTTATCTTGGATACGCAAGCGAACAACCAACCTATCTGACCATACGATCTCAGGTAGTCTCCAGTACCCATAGCAGGAGGAATATGGATAACTTGGGAATAGTACCCGCCGAACTTCTTCTTGACGCTACTAACAGCCTGATTAACTGCAGAGACTACTTTGTTCCTACTAAATAAACCCAATAGTGTTTTCACCTCCTTTCTACAATTATCAAGTTCCCTAGGGACAGATTCTGACTATACCCTATTAACAGGGAGCGATCTATACCTAGGATTAGTTAGACCTTCATAGAATTCATCGATAGTTTGGAAGTCAAACCCCATAGCTATAGCTGTATTAATGAGTTCTCTAAAGTTAGCTATTGACCAATCGTTTCCAGTAGGCGTAGCAGTTAAGGTATGGAATAAAAACGATACAGGTATACCAAGTTTCTTAGCGGTTGTTAAATATCCTCTAGCCGTAGCCATGGTAATGGTACTACCCATACTATAACGCCCCAACCTATAAGGCGTATAAAGCGGAAGATATTGCCGGTTATCTCCTGCGCGTCCTGTTTTCATACCCGAGGCAGACATAGCTAGATCAGTAGAATCGGTGTATGCCCCCAAAGGATACGCAACATGACTTGACGCTCGAGTGTAGCCCATTGCGTTAATAGCATCCCTAACTCGTTCTAATTCGGCTTGTGCCGTTGATTGAGACGCGGTAACTCCTGCGTCTAACCAACCAATTGGATAGTTTCCAACTGCCCAACCTTTGGCGTAAGAATCTGCTAACTGTGCCGTTGTTATTCTACCAGCGACATCAATAGCTTCTGGATATGTGTAAATCGTTCCTTTGATTCCTTTACTTTGAGCATAAACAACACCTTCTGAATAACCCGTGTCGTATCCTGCATCAAACATTATAAGACACTTGGGTTTTCCAGTATACCCTAATTTAATACTTCCAAAAGATATACTAGGCGTTTTACCCGCAGCCCCTGTAAATCTAAGAGCTAACTTGATCATGTTAACATCCCAACTTGTCGCTGTATTAACCCAGTCTTGAGCTTTTATAGGTATCCTGTTCCAGCCCCGTCTTAGGTTATGAGCACTTACGTTTATTTGCTGGTACATATAACTACCCAACGTGCTACTTGCCGAGATATAAACCCATATACTGCCGTATTCTACGGGGTCCGTGTGCAGATATACGTCCAAGGCAAAGTTTCTATCCTCGTGAAAGAGCCTAGAGGATATAACTTTAGCAATAGACACCGCTCCTCCTGCTACCGAGGGCGTAACCTTTATAGATTGAGCTCCTTCAATTACGTGATCTATATCGGCAATAACCGTACCGTCACCCATACCGCCTACGTTTGTTACCCACTCCCCAGTCGTTTGAAAGGATTCAAAAACAGCCCCTTCTTTGGATATATAATTTTGTGGTAATATTCCTCTGGACATATACACAGCTCCTTAATTAAACGGTACAACTCTAACTGTTAACGTACCGTCCGTTGTTCTTGTAGCGAGTAATTTAAGGAAATTTACACCGATATTAGGGATAACATAACATAATCCTGCGTTGGTACTTATAGGGGGTATACTTACTACAGCAAACGTACCCGCGTCAACCTGTTTGTTAATAGTCCCAAACGTACCTCCAGACAAGGCACTTCCCGTAAGGGCCAGAGCAAAGTTTCCAGATGTAAAAGCTGAACCCTCTAAATATAGGGCAACGTGTTTGAATCCGCTAGCTCCTATTGGTATCTCAGCAGAAGTTGTTGTTGCAACTATTGCGTCAAGAGCTACAGTCATACCGCCATTTGTCATCTTACCTACGTCGATAGAATCCAAATCTTTTAGTAAAGGGGTTACCATATTTGTAAAAGCATACGTGTTAGGCATAGGTTTTCCATCCGAAGAATTGATAGCCGTACTTACTTGATAACCGTCTGTAGACATCATACCATACTACCTCCTTTATTTATCCAGCATATTGAATAGATACCATCCCGTAATAGCGATTACAATTAATATAACAATAACTTCAAACAATGCCGTAGTCACCTTCCGTTGCTACCTGTTAAGTCACGGTACTCTCTTAACCATTCCTCGTTAATAGGTAGTCCAGCTTGAGTATAATCTGATATAGCTCTTGCTAGGTCTTTCAGTCTCTTCTCAATCCAGAGCCGTCTAGGCATAACTCCAATAGGGGGCTTAATCAAGATATACTCACCGCTTTCCTCATGTCATCTTCCATAGCGTACCGAGTAGCGTCAATAGTGTGGTTGTCCTTATCTGCTAACCTATTCTTGATCTCTCCGTTGACCCCTGTAGCGTAGTCGATAGCTTCAAACTCTTCCGCGATATGAGGAGTTCTAAGAGGATCAATAACAATCTCCGTAAGATCGTCAAGCCACTTCTCTCCGTACTCGACAGACCCTGGTCCCTTCTTAGCTCCCTTGATTCTTATCTGATAGCCCTTCATCTCAGATACGCTTTTGGGTTCTGCTCCATCTGCTACGGTCAACGACTGGGGAGCTCCGTCTATCTTTTTGATTGCTATAGACGCTTCCCTATTAGACATCTTTGTCTCATATATTTCATCCATAAAGAATATCGACCGCTTCTTTTTGTCGTAGTGCAACCTAACAAAAGCGAGAGGGTCAGCAGCATAACCCCAGTCCAGACCCTGACGGATGTTATCAAACGCTTCGTACTCTTCATCGGTTATCCTCCTAAATACTAAGTTTGCGAACGGCACTACTCCGCTACCTACAGGCTTGCCTAGATATTCGTGATCGTACTTGATCTGACTTCTCTCTCTTACTGCCTCTGCTTCCTCAATAAACGCCTTACTGCAGTATGTGTTATCGAGGTAAGTCGTGGTATGGACAAAAGTGTTCTTAGGTATTTTATGACCGTTGAACTTCTTGTTAACCCACGATGATTTTCTACGCGGGGGGTTGTATGAGTAGTACACTTGATACTGTAACCCGTCAGGAAGTTCTGCCCGCACTATACTATTTACAAGGGTTGATATCTCTTCCTCAGTCTTGAATTCTGGAAGTTCTTCTACCCATAGTATAGCAATAGGAAACTTACTCATCTTGATAGATTTGATCTTGTCGGGCTTGTCCGCTCCCCTGAATATGATCGAGTTACCCGTAGGCGTATATGTCAACTTCAAGGGCGACAAGTTAACCTTCCAGTACGCGCTTACGCCTAACTCATTAATAGCCCACTTAAGTTGTTCATACACCGAGGTCTCCAACGTATTGCCGATCTTTCTAATACATAAGGCGTTTACCTCGTACTTCATCATATCCTTGATAATCTTGAGGGCTATGTGACTACTCTTGGCCGAGTTACGACCGCCCTTACATACGATGAATAGATGCTTACGCGAATTGCTGGCTACCCAGAAGTCGTCAAAGGCAGGAAGAACTTTCTCAGATAATTTAATCTTTTTCATTCAGATCGCCTACAGTAACGCCTGACTTGACTACAGCAAGATACTCCTCTTGAGTCATATCGTGTTTGGCTATCCAGTCAGCGTGCTCCTGTACACCGCGTTCTATCCGCTTGAGATGCCACTGAAGCTGAATTACGTTCTGCTCTGTAATCTCCAGTGAAGTCTCAATAGTTGTCCTGATCTGCTTCTCCAGCGCGTCCATTTCCTTCATCCACGCTTCCATCTGCATGATATAGCATACTTCTTCAGGCGTCACTTTGCCTCCCGCTTCCGCAACTGCCATACCGGCTACCCTACCGCAACCCTCGCAAGGATGGGTAACGTGACTCAAACAACCTTTATGGTCACAAGGCTCTCCATCTTTGTATTTATTCATCTTCATTCTCCTCCTCTACTTGAGATAATAAACTTTACGACACTCAGGACATCGACCTATATAAGTAAACAGGTTACCAAGAGCGTACTTGGTTAGGCTAATTGTCTCATAATCAATACTCGTTGATTCCAGAAGCGAACCGTCAGCGTATATCTGTACGGGAGCTTCGTGTCGGCATTTAATACCCGCTGGATAAGTTACTGCTATTGCTTTATTTGGGTCTGCGTCCTTATAACCATAAGCCTCAATTAAGGCTAGCTGAGTTATGCTATTCATCCCGACTTTTGAGTCTACTCGATATGTCATCTTCAATAACAACTCCCACCGTAACTAGCGTTTGATTATCGTTAAACAGTCCGTGTATCTTAGCAAGCGAATCCATCGCGCCTTTTTGTACCGATCTTGGAACACGCTTGACTACCTCTATCTCGTCAGGTTCATCGCGACCCATCTTCCTAACTACATAGTTGTCTTCCAGAAGTTCTCCTCTAGCAGCCCGAGTAAGCAACATAATAACTTCTTCCCGCGAAGCTAATTGAGGAGTCCAGAACGCTATACGTTCAGATTCCAAAAACTCTCGCACCCTAACCTTTTTTAAGAGGTTGGAACCTAACACTCCAGCACTTTCTCTGTTAGTCGTATCAAAAGCCTTCATATATGCTTTAGTAGCGTTTGGGCTGTTGATATAATACCTAACAAAATTTTTCTCTCTCGTTGTTATACCGTTGTTTTTTCTCTTTGCTACCATACCTCCTTTTCACCTCTTTCCAAAACAAAGGACCAACCGAAGTTAGCCCTGTTATTTATTTTCTGTTATTCTCGTTGTCCCATTGACTTCCTTTTTGTACCGCAGGATCGCCGAAGTTTCTGCAGATCAACTTCTGATACCGTTTATCCTCTTCCATATAGAATTGACCCCTTCCATCCTTAACATAGATTCTTTACCCTGGGTCCACTTAATCATTTCCCCTCTGACTTCTTCATCTTCCAGCCCCGATATTGCTTCTTGCATCATTACAACGTTTAGATACCCGAGAGATATTCCATCATCTGTTTTCGTTCCTGAGTTACCGCCATAAGTTCCTTTTTGATCTACGGCATATTCTCCATCGTCTTCTGGTTCACCAATAGAGAACGTCTCCCAGTTATCTAACCATCCTACGATCATTCCACGACTTATATAATCTTCACCCATTATCGATCTGCCTTCAAGCTCTTGATTCCTTATCACCCGATCGGTTTCTCCCGCTATCAGCTCTTCAGCTAGGTCTTGATCCCATATTAACTTTCCTACAAAACCGCTCATTTCTTGCCACTCTCCTCATTCTCCTCAAAATTAGAGGAGGAAAAATCACGCCCAATAAATAGAGAGGAGACTATTAAAGGGCACGACTTTCCTCAATTCATATTCTACCTCTCGCCAACCCCGTTCGTAAAGCCAGTTTTACGTTTCTTTTAAAAGACACAAAATTATTCGATACCCCAGTAACGCTATTTTACGCCCTATATAAAGGAAGCGTTTATTTTTCACGAACTATTATGTATTATTTTACCCGTCGCTAAATTAATTACCGATTTATTACCGCTTTATTTCCAGACAATCGGTAATTTGCGGTAATTTTTCTCCAGACAAGCGGTAATAAATATAGCAAGGAAATCAGAAAAAATAACCGAAATAACCGATTTCAAAGATAAAAAAACTTTCTATATAATATAATATAATTACGTTAAACGTATACGTTGATACTATTGCTATATTGCATATTATTATATTATATATATATATACTTTATACTTAAATATAGTAATAATAGTAATAAAGATTGGATTGTCTGATTCAAAAATTACCCACTTGATGGTCCAGAAATTACCGCATATTACCGATTTTTGGAAAACAAATTACCGCTTTCAGCTCTCTCAAAGCACCGAAAAACTTACCTTTATAAGTTAAGTCAGAAAATACTTTCACCTAAAAAAACTTTCACTTTTTCCATATTCCTAAAAACTTTCACTTTTTTATAACAACCTTTTTAAAAACGAAAGTTTTCACCGTCTGATAATTTTAACTTCAAAAGTTATTTCTTTACTTACCCGCTATCTTAGTATATACTAGGTTATATAGTGAAAGGAGGACGTTATGGAGGATTTAAAACTATACGCCCGAGGGGAGAGACACCATTCAGCTAAACTAACCAAGGATCAAGTAATTGAAATTAGGCGACGATATGCTACTAAACTAACGACTATGGTCTCTTTAGCAGAGGAGTTCAAAGTAAGTTATATATCCATATCGGCTATTATCCACCGTAAAACTTGGAGACACCTAAAGGAGGAGAGATAACAATTGACGTTAGAAGAGTTTGATCAACTAATAGGACATCTAGGTCAGTATGTAAAATGCGGGTCGCCAACTACGCTCTTGGACAGAGAGTTACCGCTAAATCAGCAGAAACTGTACAAGAAACGTCTTGGGAAGCAGTTTTTCTCTCTGGAGGAATGTCAGAAGTGGCTAGCAGATTCTACGTTAGACAACGGTAAATGTATCGGTTGGTGGATACCTACAGGATATGTAGTAGCAGACGTGGATCAGAAGGGGCTGGTCTCTAACAAGATAGCCAAGGCTCTCAATATAAAGACGCTAAAGATCAAGACTTTCAAAGGCGTACACTTTGTATTCTCAACTCCAGACAAATTTGTACAAAACGCTGGCACGTTCCCATTTGGACTAACAGGAGATTTCAAGATAGGCGGGAGCGGGTATATTACTCTTCCATTTGGAGCTCACGCCCGAGAAATGAATCGTAAGTTTCTCAACAAGATTCCACCCGTCCCACTACCTCTTGAGTTTACCATATGGCCCAAGTATGATAACTCGTTAGCAGGTAAGATCGAAGGAACTCGAAACAACGCCCTATTTGAGCAGATGTGCGAATACAAGGGTAGAGGAGCCTCAGACGATCAGATACGAGCTATGGCTCCTCTTATTAACCGTTATGTATTCGATGATCCTTGGCCTGACGATGAAGAAGCCAACGAAATTGCCGAGAAAGTTATTCTCAAGCCTGACGTGACTATGCGACATGTAAAGAATCCATACTTATTTTATACGCCGAAGAAAGATGCCGAGGACGTTGCTAGCGGGGTAAATCAACCTGCTATTGTACGGAGGATAATTGAAGACAACGATACTATTGTACTAGGCAACGGTCTGGGAGGTTGCTTCAGTTATGTTAACGGTAGATTCATCGACGACAACACTTTGACCCTGGAGGAGAAGGTGGACGCCTTAATAGACAACGAGCGGTTATGTAAGGCAGGAACTGACGCGGAGGTTATCAAAAAGATACTTAGAAGTAAAGAACTCCAGAAAGATTCTTTTGAGCTAAACACGTTTAAAAAACTTATCAACTTCAGGAACGGTATGTGGGACATAACCAAGAAAACCTTAGTTCCCCACGATCCAAAGTATCTATCAACAGTACAGATAGATCGAAACTGTCCTGAGTCTATAGACAGCATAACTAAGCAACCTTTCTCAGATTACGGTCTTAGACAGGGTCTAACCAAGACGTATATATACAAGATGCTTAATGAGAAATATCTATTGGACGGAGCGACTATCAGGGTTATATTTGAGTTTATGGCATATTCTATGACTATTGAGAACGGTCTGAAGACGTCCGTCATATTGCTAGGTCCGAGTAACACGGGTAAGACTACCTTGCTCAAAGTATTCTATGGCGTAGTCGGAGGAACCGAGAATTATTCGACGGTAACTATGGAGGATTTGAGCGGTCAGTTCGATACTAGCGCAGTAGTCAATAAGACCTTAAATGCGTCAGGAGAGAACAGCTCCAAGCCCCTAGAGGATATAACCAACTTCAAGATTATTACTGGTAATGATACGGGCACGATAGAGCAAAAGTATCGTGCTAAGGTTAAAGCTAAGTTCTTTGCTAAGTGTATATTCTGCTATAATACATTACCTACTCAGAAAGGCGAACCGTCAGATGCGTTCTTCAACCGCCTGAGAATACTATCTTTGTTAAACGTACTATCCAAAGACTCAGTTCCTCAAAACATAATAGACAGTTTTGAGGAACCTGATGGAGAACCCATAGTTGAGATTACGCCCTACTTATTGGATATGCTTCCTTTGGAGGTTATATCAAATACAGCTCATAGCAGGAAGAGCGTACAAGAAATGCGGAGCGACAGTAACAGCGTGTTCTCCTTCGTAAACCATATGTGTATACTAGGTAGTCAGAAAGAACATCAAATGCCTAAGCAAGAGCTAGAGCAAAGATACTCTGCGTATTGTGCAAAGAATTACAAAGAATCGGGGCTAACCCCTAGAGAACTCAAGAAGAAACTAGCAGAATTGGGGGTATTAGCAAAGAAAGAGACAGGAACAGGAAGAGCTGTATACAAGGGTATAAGCTTCAAAAAACCTACTGTATTCACTCCTCTTGCTACGGTAACGGATATCCATACCAAGGAGGTATTGCTAGACTTTACAAACGCTTGATTATACCAACAATTTATATCAGACCGCTTTGGCGGTCTTTCTTTTTGTAAAATACCCAATAAATATCCAAGATATCTATTTACTTATCCAAGAAAGTATTATATAATAAGGTTGTAAGAGAGATTGACTTACTAAACCTTAAACTATTAAGACGCGGTCGCAAGGCTTTCCTAACCTCCTTCTTATAACGGAGAATGGCGCGGTAGCAGTAGATAAAGGGAAGTAAAAAACTCTCTTACAGAAAGAAGGAATGCAGGATGACAGACGTACAAAGAGTAAAATTTGAGGCTATGATGGCTAAAGACCGAGCCGAAACTGCTAAACGTCAAGAGGAGTTTGTAGCTAAGAGAGACAATAACATAATCCACGAAGGTAGATATGGCGTAGTAAGAAAAGCTCACCTCTGCTCTAACTGCGGTAACAATATAAAGAAGGGTGCTAAAGTTATAATGATAGAGAGAAGAAACAGCAACGGAGCTATATACACCGACTACTATTGCGGTTGTACCCATATAGAGTATTAGCCCGAGCGGGCTTTTCTTTTTGCCCTTTTCTGAAAATATTTCTTCCTCTGGGTTCTAATATTGGTACTACAACGTATACTTAGATAGGATTAATTAAAAGAAAGAAGGAAAACCAAATGAACTGTAACGCTAAGATCACAATCAACCAAACAGGAACCTCAATCATTATTACCGAGCTATCTCCAAGCCCCTCTTTATGTCGTAACTGCTCCCTCGTAACGGTATGCCCTCCTCTCCCGACCCGCGAAGTATTTGCGTTTACAGGGTTATCCCTGGGTATGCTTCCTGTTACCGACATAACTGATGACGTAGTTACCCTACTCAAGAGGGATGGCAAAGAGATAAAGTTCCATATCTCCTCAGGGTTACAGATTGACCCTAGCAAGCCACGATACGCTAACCATATCAAAGGAGGAGAGTGAGCGTGAAGAAGCTACTCTTGACTGCTACCCTATCTGCTCTTGCCCTCTCGCTTGTAGTTCCTCACGTAGCTCTTGCCGATATCGGTAGTATCCCAGAAGTAGGTAACCAGTTTTACGGTAAGGTAGCTCTGATCGGTAAAGTTATTATTCTAATCAAGGGAGGAATTGATATTAGTCAAGCAGCATTATCAAACGACTTCCCGCTCGTCAAGAAGATATTCCTGTACTCAGCTGGTACCCTACTTGCTCTTGTAACTCTACCTATCTTCCTTACTATGATCGAAGGTGTAGCAAAGGGGCTGAAATAACCATGATAGAAGAGCTAACTTACAGGATAACTACTCACTTCGGAGAGATAGACCGTGTCCATACCCTACCTCACTCTGGTATTGACTACGCTACCCCGCTCCATACCCTAGCTCAATCACTTAGTGACGGCGTTGTAGGTAAGATAACCAACGATCCAATTCTAGGAGAGAACGTCAGGATCACGAGCGAAGGAGGAAAGGAATGGGTGTATGGACACCTATCCCAAGTAGACGTATCTTACGGTCAACACGTTAAGCTGGGAGACCGATTGGGACTAACTGGAGGTCAACCTGGCACGTGGGGAGCTGGTCACAGTACTGGCCCTCACCTCCATATCTCTCTCCTAGACAAAGGTCACATAATAGACCCTACTCCCTTTGTATCTGATCCGTCCTTCTTGGATAAAGTCAAGAACTTTATGCTAACTCCTCCGCATATACAAACCCCAGGAGAGATATTCATGAGCGGTCTATCCTCTATATCGCAATCGTTGTACGACTCCTTTGTACACGTTATTCTACCCCTGTCGCACAGTATTACCCTGGTTGGAGGGGCACTCCTGATAGTCCTATCTGTAGGAGGTTACAAACAAGGACTAAACAAACTTGGTATATTAATAGTCCTGGATATGACAATACAGACCGTATTCTCAACTTAGGAGGCAAGAATATGAAATCTCCGATAACTGTACTCAAGCCCGAGTATTCATACCTGAAGATGACTCCTAACAATTCGATAAAGAATATTCATACGGACAAGATCGCTCTAGCAATAGGTTCTCTTCAAACGTCCTTCGCGGTAAGGATAACAGCGGGTTTTGCCCCGCCTTTTCTTTTCAAGCTTATTCCTTATCGTTGGTCTATTTCTGTTCCTGCTAAGACATCTTTCTATGTGTACCTCCATAACCAATCTGCTGAGTTCTACTTCGTTGTTCCTACCCTCTCACTATCGATTATCAAAGAGAAGATCAGGTCTGTATGGCCCACGGTAACAATGTCTATTGTAGATCGTCTTCCGCTCCTCCCCGATGATTCTACCAAGTATTCTTTGTTATATACCCAAGAGGACGCCTTGTCTTTAGCGTCAAAGCGATCTGATAACGATTTGATAAACTCCTCATTGAATACTATCTCCTCGCTGGAAGAAGACGATGAGGCGGGAATATTCTACAACTTTATACCGACGTCTCAGAAAGGGTGGAGGGCTAACTATAAGAATACAATAAGTAAGATTAAACAGAACCAGCCTACAGACAAGGAGAAGTTTAACCTATCAGACTTTAGGACTTATCTGTATATACTCAGGGTTCTATCATCCATACTACAGTCTATATCAAACGATATATCAAACATATCTGCTTATAAAGTTACCAAGACAGCTACCAATTATGACGCTTATCCCCAGAAACTTAATGTATCCGAGGATACCCGCAAGAAGAACAACCAACACGTAGTTGATACTCAGATAGTTGTTATGTCCAAGTCCTCCTCACCGCTACGTCAACATAACAATGCTAAGTCACTGGCTCAGAGCTTTTTGGTACTTAGTGAACCTGAGGGTGGAAACTCCCTTAGATACAAGAGATATCGCAAAAGTTTCAAACCGCTCGCATATTCTCTACCCGTCGAACGTAACAAGATGTCTACCTCTGAGTGTCAGAGCTTTATATCGTTACCAGGGAGAGAGCTGCTAGAGAGATTCCCTCATATACAGAAAACTGATACTCAAGAAACCCTAGTGCCTATTGACCTACGTCAAGGAGTTATGTGCATAGGTAAGAACAAGTACAGGGGTAGCGAACAAAAGGCGTACTTATCTACAGATCAAGAGTACCAGCAGTTAACCCTGGTAGTTGTAGGACCTACCCGAGCGGGTAAAACTACGTTGATTGGATCTCTTGCACAGGACGCTATAAATAATCAAGAGTGCGTTATTATGTTTGACTTCGTTGAGAACTGCGAATCGTCCTCCGAGGTAGCCCAAAAGTTTACAAAAGACAAAACGCTAGTCATATCCTGTGCCGATATCGAGTGCCTGCAGGGGCTAGGTTATAATGAATCTGCTTCCGTTAGTAGTAACCCCCTAGATGTGTATATAACCGCTAAGAGACAGACTACGCAGCTTCTGGCATTAATTAATTCTATTAATACGGAGGATAAAGTACTGCCTCCTAAAATGGAGCGGTATCTTACCTGTGCGTCATTGATAACTTTCTGCCAAAATGGCAGTATCAAGGATGTATTTGACGTATTGACTAATCACCTCGTAAGAGCGAGATACGTCAGACATAATAGCTCCGATCAAAAAGAGAACCTGGAGGAATACGTTATGGGTCTTAGAGAGCTTGACGAAGTAGATAAGACTGGAGAGGTAACAGGAACCAAGTTCAGTGCTATAGCGGGCGTAATGGATAGACTTCAAAAGTTAAAGAGCAACCCTTATATGGAGCTTATGCTAAAGAAAGATACCCAGGGTAACCTAAACTTAATCGAGGAGATACAGAAGCCCCAGTTGATCGTATTACAAATGCCCGAGAAGATGTTTGGGACAGATGAGGAACGAGACACGTACTGTATATATTGGATGACTAAGATATGGCTTGCCTTACAGTTACGAGCCGATATACTCAAGGATAAATCAACCCGTACCAAAGTCAATCTTTTTATCGATGAGCTGTATCAAGTACATCATACAGAGGAGTTTCTCAAAGAAAAGTTGTCCAGACTTGCTAAATTCCGCTTGAAACCAATTATCTCCTGCCACTATCTTAATCAAATCAAGATTATTCGCGACGAACTCCGATCTGCTAATGCGTCCTACATGCTGATATCGGGTTGCGATAAGAAGAACTTCCAGGAATTAAAGGAGGAGCTGTACCCATTTGATACAGAGGATTTATTGTCGTTACCAAGATTTCATAGCATGAACCTAATCAAGTCAAAAGGCGGGTACGAGCGGTTTATCACGGATTTGACGAATATTGGAAAATAATTAAAATTCTTTTGGAATTTATCAATAAAAGGCTTTACTTTGTATCCAAGATATAGTATGATAAGGTTGTAGAGATAAATAAACGAGAGCGAGGAAACAAAAATGAAAAAGTTTAAAGTGGGATACATGAGTAGTGGAACCAACAAGGGTCAAAGAACCGTAACCGCTAACAATGCTAACGAAGCGGAAGCACGATTGCTCCGTACTCTTAGAAAAGAAGGAAAGAATGTATACTCAGTACTGGTTATAAGGGAAATAGTCGAGGAGCGGTAAAACGCTCCTTTTCTTTCTTCCTATATAGATTCTAGCTCAGTCTCTTACTGAGCTATTTTCTATTATAGGCGTGTACCCCTTATAATCTTACCTCCGAGAGGTCTGCGGGGCTTAGAGACACCATTCTGTCGCTCATATATCGCAATCTTGACGTATTAAATATGTGAAAATAAAGGTAAAATAATCCTTTACTTTTCGCGGAAACAGGTATATTATAAAGATGTCGAACGTATACTATTAAGTTTGGGAGGAGGAAACAGATTATGCTGATAGCGGTATTCTGCGCTATTGTAACTTACTTTTCTTATAAGGTAACTCAAGAGTATATCGAGAAAAGTAAAAAGCCCCTTGAGATTGCGGTCTCAGGAGGTATCACTGGATTTTCTCTAGCTCTGACGATTCTTCAAATTCTTCAAATCAAGATTTATTAATTTTTTCTCTATCTATTTCAGGGTCAGACCTCGCCTATGGTCGTTACTTTGTTCCTAAAGTAACTGTATTCCACGAAAATCGAGTTTAGAACCAAATTAGCCTTGCACCCTGATTATTCAAAAAATAAATATTTTGAACGGGGGAATCTGTATCTATGATCAGCGAAGGAGATCACCTATTCTGGGACAAAGTTAGAAAGAAAGAGAACGGTTGCTGGATCTGGTTAGCGGGTTGCGGAAGTCCTAGACATTTTGGGTACTTCACTTACAACGGTAGGACTGTAAGTGCTTCCAGATTAGCTTGGGAATCCAAGAACGGTAAACTGGATATCAAAAAGCGTCTGCGGCATAGTTGCCAAAACGCTAAATGCGTTAACCCCGACCATATGTTCGTTATAGATCGGGGGGCTAGGAAATGATGCGTTCTCATAAGAACAGGGTCAAGACCTATGCTTCTCTCAAGTATCTTAACTGGAAGAAGCGCAAAGTTGTAAAGTGCTTCGATCAATCGGACTGTGACCGACCAAATTTAAACTGCCAAGATTGCAATAACTGGCTAGAGGAAGAACGCGAATTTGTACCTCAGACAGATAGACCTGTTGTACAGGACTTTTGGGTTGGGGGAATATAAGAGGAGGGACCTGAATGTTAATATGCGCGAGGGCTTATACAGGTAAACAGCAAAGGAGTATGATACAGCCAAAGATATTTTGTAACCTATCTGGGTGCTACTGCCAGTATACCGAATGGTCAAGAGGTACCTACGACCAAGCTGAATCTTGTATAGAGTGCCCGAGATACCTTGGTGAGGAAGAGCTTGATTATGCTGATGTAGCGTTACAGAAAAAGTGCAGACTTATTATGGAGGACGCAACAAGTTTAGTAGCCTCCCTTAACAGTAATCCTACGCCAAAGATAAAGCGACCAAGCTTTAACTCAGTTATCCAAGGAAACGCCGATAACTTGAGTGCGCTCACCGGAGAGCTTATGGCGTCAAAGTCTAAACAGCGGAAAGAAGAACACACAAAGGAGAAACTTAATGTGCAAGAGTTGAGGGAAGTACAAGATGCGGAGTTGTGCAAAGGAGAGTCAAGAAACTTCTACCCAACAAGGACTACCGCCAAAAGTCGTTACGCAGAGGGCGAGTATTCATGAAGAATAGACCTGCGGATGTTCCTTATTGCGGGGTAAGAGAGGATAAGATCAAGAACGCAAAGCCCGTATTGAACGAGACCAACTTCAAGTACTTGTTCGATTTCATAACGCGTAGGTATCGTATCCATAAAAAGAAAGACGTCAAGAAGTTACCCGCTCCGTGGACGAAAGACCCGATACTGCGAGACTACAAGTTCACGAATGTTCGGAGAGAACACGACAGAGAATCTTTATGGCTTATCAAGAACATAGCCGAAAATGACTATCTTAGCTACGAAGACAAGCTGATGAATATTATCCTCTTTAGGATGTTTAACAAGTCGGACACCTCCTCAATAATCGGTCTGATACAATTCTCTACGTTTGATATTATCAAGAAGAGTATCGAGGACAGGTTGAGACGGAAAGCGGAGAATACGCCTGACTATATATTCTTTACCAACGCCTTTCTTACCTGCGGTCTCAAAGTAGCTCTTGGGAATAACCCCGAAACTACTGACGAGTTTATGCCTATGAGGGTTATCAAGTTTATCGAGGTCTTGTACAAGGACGGTATCGTGGATAAGATCAAGAAAGCTAAAGATCAAAAAGCGGTCTTTGAGGTAGTCAAGAGCTACAAGGGGTTAGGAGAGTTTCTGAGCTATCAAATATTTGTAGATTTCACTTATATCCACGACTTCCCATTCTCAGAGAATGAGTTTACAATATCGGGTCCAGGATGTATACGAGGGCTAGACAACGTCTTTGACGATAGGGACGGGATGACTCACGACGAATGTTTATTCTGGTTACGGGATAACTTACACATGGAGTTCTTCGATAGAGGTTACAAATATGACCCTATCAAGCTATATAGCGACCTGCCGATGAGCGACAGGAGAACAAACGTAATGTCCTTGGAGAACATTCACTGTGAGTTGAGTAAGTATATCCGAGCGAGGAACGGCACGGGCGGTCCAAGAAACCGCTATAAACCGAGAGGATTATAATATGTGGATAATCGAGGATGCTATACTGTTTGTTGAAGTATTCTGTTTAACCTGGGTTGCGATTTTCTTATTATGCTGTATTAAGTAGAAGGACTGACTAAGTCAGCGATCAAGAGGAGGAGAACTATATGAAAAGGGCAAAGTCTGCTATAAGTTACCTGCGTTTGGCTAGTTTCTATGCTAAAGAGAACTCAGGATGTTTAAAAGTTAAGGTAGGAGCGGTTATTGTAAAGAACGGTAAAGTTGTTGGTCTTGGAGCTAATCAAGCTGATCTAAACTTATGTTTGAGCGATAGAGGTTGCTTGCGTATAGAGAAGTATGGCGAGTCTTCCAAAGATCACCGACTTCCTGCCGATTGCAGGGCTGTACACTCCGAGGTCGATGCTATCAGCTCTAGCCCCGTAGACCTAGAGGGAGCGACGATATATGTGACAAGATACCCCTGCGAATCTTGCGCCCGAGCTATTATATCTGCGGGTATATCCAGAGTAGTCTACGGAAGGGAACAAAGTATAACGCCATATACGGACAGACTATTCGACTTCAACAATATTGAGGTATCTCACATAAGGGAGTACGCTGAAGAAGATGTTGTTGTATGAAGGGCGGGAGGCATATGGGGCTAAACTCTGACGAGAAAATATGTAAGGTATGTGGCAAAATGTTTATCTTATTTGACGTTGCTAATTACGCTTACAAGATAGCGAGGATAAACGGAGCTCACGATTGGTACTGCGGGTATAGCCACTTTAGAATCGGTCAAAAAGAGCATGAGGCTAGAATCAAGAAAAGCAGAGAGAGGAAGAGCAGAGTATGAAAGACGCAGAAATGAAAGATATTCTTGTAAGAGCTCAAGAGGCATATGGATTCAAAAACCAAGTATCGGTAGCAACGGAGGAGTTATGTGAGCTTGCTTGCGTACTATCTAAGTATGTACGATACCCAGATCACGATACCGCTTCTGAGGCACTCCGAGATAAGATACTGGACGAAGTAGCCGATGTTAATGTAATTCTAAATCACCTGTATATCATGTTCGGGTTCTCTTATGACGAGATAGTCAAAGCAATGGAGCCCAAACTCCTCAGATTAAAACGCTGGTTGGATACCAATTCTGAGTTCGTTCAAACTACCCGAGATAGAACGGTCAGAACTTGCGATAATTGCGCGTATACTATGACGGGAGACATAACGTGCATGAGTTGCGTAGACAAGAGTAAATGGCTTCACGTAGAGGGGTAAGAATGTGAGCAGATTTAAGTACGCTATGATAGATATCGAAGCTACTGGGTTGAGTAGATTCAAAAACGAGATAACCTATATTGGGGCTGGTCTAGCGGAGGAGATCGGTCAGCCCCTCTCCAAGTCCTATATATTTAATATGTTCAAACCCAAGGACGTAGCTAGGTTCAAGAAGTTCTGTACCTGGATGAGAGCTAACAAAATCAAGATCGTATGGCAAAACGGTAAGTTTGATACGCTATTTATAGAATGGAAACTTGGCGTAGTTCTACCTATCCATCACGATGTAATGCTACTTGGTACGGCATACGATATGGCGGCAAGCCATAAATTGAAGGATATGGGACCAACCTATCTTGGAGTACCTAATTGGGATATACCGCTCAAGGAGAAGATAAAGCCCAATAACCCTATTGTAGAAAAGTACCTAGAGAGTGACTTGAGCGTACCCTGGGAACTGTTTAACTTCTTCCACGCTAGGATAACAGATAAGCAATGGCTTATCTACAACCAACTTTTAAAGCCTGCCTACCTTATGTACAGAAGAGTGGAACGAACAGGTATATACTTGGACCGAAAGAAACTTGCGACCGTTAAGAAAGAGTATAAGCATCAGGAGGTTACCAAGTTAGCTGAGCTTAACAGTATTCACCCTATCAACTGGAATAGCCCAGTACAAGTATCCAAAGCCCTATTCAATCAAAACGTAGCCAACGCCCTTCCTGTATTAAAGAGGTCAGGCAAGACGGGATTGCCTTCTGCCGACGCTAAAGTTCTGAAGAGACTATCCGCTCAGGGTCACGACCTTCCTCAAAAACTATTGGACTATAAGTTCTATTACGGAGCAAATACCAAGTTCTTGAATAAGTGGGGAATATTCGCCAGCTATGATGGAAGAATCCACCCGAGCTTTAATCTGTCGATAGCGCGAACGGGTAGAACGAGTTGTAGTGATCCTAACCTTCAACAGGTTCCTCGTAATAAAGAACTCAGAACTATGTTTACTGCCGAAGAGGGACGGGTAATGCTAGAAGCTGACTACTCTCAAATCGAATTGAGGATTGCGGCAGACTACTCCAACGACCCTACTATGATTAAGGTTTATCATACTCCAGGAGGAGATATCCATACCGAGACTGGATGCAGTCTAGCGGGATGTTCTCCAGAGAATCTAAGTAAGGACGATAGATCAAAAGCCAAGCCTGTAAACTTTGGGTTCTTATTTGGAATGATGGCTAAAGGCTTTGTAGATTATGCTTACGACAACTACGGAGTAATATTCACGCTCAAAGAAGCTCAGAGGTATCGAGAGTTGTTCTTTGCTAAGTACGGTAGGCTGTTGCCCTGGCATGAAGAAATGGGCAAACTATGCGAACGCGACGGCGGGGTAGAGAACCGCTGGGGTCAATTCCGAGCCTTACCCGATATTTACAGTCGCGATTGGGGAGAGAAGTCTGGCGCTCAGAGAAGGGCAATAAACACCCCTGTACAGAGTACCGCGTCAGGGTTACTACTATTAGCAGCTGTCGAGATCGACCATACTCTAAGAAAGGAAATGGACCTCAAGATAGTGGGTACAGTACACGATGCTGTCCTCCTAGATATTCCAGCCGATTGCGTTAAGGATGCTACTAGAGAAGTAAAGAGGATTATGGCTCACCCTTCCGCTATGGATATATTCGGGGTAGAATTCAAAGTTCCAATTATCGCAGACGTAGGCGTAGGTGCTTGGGGCGCCAAGTAATCAAGTTTGACGGATACTGAAAAATTATTTTTAAAAAAGTTCTATTTTTGGCTTTACTTTAATAGGTATATAGGTTATACTAAGTTTAGTTAAGAACCGCCAAGGCGGAAAACGAAGGAGATAAAATATTATGAGTATTAAAGCTAAAAAAGGCGAACTGGTAGCCCTTATCGGATTTACAGGAATTTACTTATCGGATAAAGAGGTTCACTCAGCTACCAAAACCGAGATTACCCTGCTCCACGCGGATGGACGAGAATTGACTTTTGATCGCAAAACTGGTAAGCAAACGAACTTGGTAGCTGGTAAGGAGCAATACGCTAACAAGATTATGAATCTGGACGAAGCTCCTGAGAAGCCCGTTAAGAAAGCCCGAACACCTAAAGCCAAACCTGTTAAATCCAAAAAGCCCGCCCCAGTAGTTGACGAAGAAGATGAGGATGACGAGGACGAGGACGAAGCGCCTGCTCCAAAACCTAAAAAAGGTAAAAAACCAGCTCCAGTAGTCGAAGATGACGACGATGAGGATGAAGATGAGCCAGTCGCTCCTCCGAAGAAAGCCAAGAAAGCCAAAAAGCCAGTCGAAATCGTTGAAGATGACGACGATGACGACGATGACGACGAAGACTAAGCAGAGTAGCCTGGGGGTGACTACCCCCTCGTTAATGCGCCAGCTAGCCCCGTTACAAGTCGGGGAGCATAAGCCAGATTCACGAAGGCTGGCGCATTAGAGGAGGAAAAAATACTTATGACTAAACCAGAAAAACTCAACGAGGATACCCGAATTGATGCCTTAGACCCCGAACAAGTTAAGCTCTCGTCAACCCAAGTTCTGGAATCTGCTCTGGAAGCTGTAAAGAGCGGAAAAATCACCCAAGTAGTTGTACTTGGACTTCAAGAAGCCCCTGACGAGGATACGATGAGTTACGCAGTAATGTCGGGTATGGCCCTAGTGAACCAAGCTAGAATATCCGCTGGATTCGCTGAAAAGGTCCATAAAATGGTTGTTAACCAGTTTGTAGATCGTAAACTCGATTGCGACGGGGACTGCGATAACTGCGACCCTGAGGATAAAGAACGGTTACACCGCGAAGCGGGTATGCACTGAAAGTAAGTTACTCCAGATCGTCAACCTACCAGGGTTGTCCGAACGCTCACTATCTTGGGTATGTAGAGTGTCTAACGACTAACAAGGTTGTTAGACCTCTATCCTTCGGATCAGATATGCACACTCTTCTCCAATACCGAATTAAGCCAAAGAAACTAATCAAGGCTAAAAAGGAAATTGAGAAGGTGTACCGCGCCCTGAAACCCCGAGAGCAGGAGGAGTTAGGACAAAACTATCTATCTGACGTCTTCACCGTGTTTGGGGATTATCAGGAGGTCTGGAAGGGTAAGGAGTTACCCCGAGAAACGGAACACGATTTTGAAATACCTATGGGAAAGATCAAGGGCGAACCTGTTATTTTCAAGGGTATTATTGACGAGGTGTACGATTCCAAGGTACTAGGAGAGCATAAGACCTTTACTATAGCCCCCAAGATGAGTATCCTAGCTATGAATACCCAAGTATGCTTATATGCAAAGGCTCACGAGTTGGAGACGGGGGAAGTCCTTGAGAGGGTACGCTGGGATTATATCCGAAGTTCTCCAGCGTTGGAACCGCTCTGGCTACCGAAGTCTAACCGATTCAGCGAAGCTTCTAACTCTAAAATCACGAATTTGAGTTGGCTAAGAGCCTGCCAGAGCCGTGGGATTACCGACCCCCTAGTATTAGCCAAGGCGAACAATTACAAGCCTAATTTGTCTGACTCTTTCTTCCGTTGCGACGTTGAACTTATACCAGAAATGGTAGATTCTGTTTGGGAAGACTTTAAGTTTGTAGCCAAGGATATCGTTAACAGGGGTAAGACTAACAAAATCAAGCGTATAACCCGAGATTGCGATTGGTGTAACTTCCGACCTATATGCTATGCCGAATTCACGGGGGCGGATGTAGACTATATCAAAAAACACGATTATGTATACAGAGAAAGAAAGGATTGATTATTTTGGATAAATCAACTATGACGGGACAATCTAAGGAGAGCTTGGACGCTTTCAAAGAAAATAGGAGTAAACTTCTTGGAACGCCTATCGACGCTCTTGATAAACCCCCTACTATCCAGTTAAAGTTTACCCTGAGAACTCCCGAGGGAGATAAAGTTCAAGAGTCCGAGGGAGACTGCTTCGTTGGTATCTGCTTAGCGGAGGAACCTGGTAGGTTCAAAGTTAATATGCTGGGTGGCGGGGCGTTCAATATGGATAGAACTCTTGCGATGCTACAAGCTCTTGACCAGATGAAGGAGAAACTTATCAAGGATATGATTTCTAATGATCCTCTTGTAGCGTTACGCGGAATGATGGGTAGCCTGTAGTGGGCGACGTACTAGACCGAGCAGTCGATATCAGCGAGTTAGGACAGAGAAATCTCTGGGTTATATACGGGAAAAGTACAAGCGGTAAAACTGGTCTGCTAGCCACTTTCCCAAAGCCCATTCTCTATTTACAGATAGGTGATGACGGTAGCAATACCATATCCGAAGTAGACGGTATAAAAGCCATACGAATAACCGAGATTGCCGACCTCAACTCAGCCCTTATCGAAGCAAGGTTGGATACCTACTACAAGACCGTTGCAGTGGACACTTTCTCCCTCCTAGTAAACGAATGGACGGATGTAAACGCTATCCAAAAGAAGAAGAAAATGTCTATGAATATGTGGGGAGACTTGAAGACCGATACTGAGGAATTAGTCAAGCTAGCCCATATTCTAGCCCTCAAAAAGATCGTGGTTCTAACTTGCCACGAGGTATCTGATTCCATAGAAGGTTTTGAGGATGAGATCACTCCTGACGTTCGACCTAGCGTAAGTAAGGGGGCTAGAACCTATCTTGAGGGTATGGCAAATTACGGTATCCATACTACTCTTATAACCAAAGATAAACAACAGCCCGATGGTTCTATAGCCGAAGTGGTATTGCACGCAGCTCACCTAGGACCAAACCCGTACTACTGGAATAAAACTCAAAAGTCTACTAGTATCAAGCTTCCAAAGATTATGATTAATCCAACGTACGCTAAAATTATGAAAAAAATTAAGGGGGAATAATTAATTATGGCAAAGATTAAATTGGATTTTACAGGGGTAGAAAGCTATATCAAGTGTGCTGAGGGAGAACATATCTGCGTACTCAAAGAGGTTGAGGAAGTCAAAGCCAAGTCTTCAGGAGCCGATATGCTCAAGTGTGTCTTTGAAGTATCCAAGGGTAGCTCTACGGGTGCGATCTTGTACGATAACTTCGTGTTAACTCAAAAGGCTTTATGGAAGCTCAAGGGGTTCTTGGAGATTATGGGACAGAAGGTAGCAGACGGTAAGATGTCTCTTGACCTATCCAAATTAGTAGGACGAGCCTGTATTGTAAGCGTCAAATACGAAATGTACGAGGGTAAGGAACAATCCCGAGTTGACTCGTATCGTAAACTTGAACTGGAACCTTCTGGGGACGAAGATGACGAGGACATCGATGACGAGGACGATGAAGAAGATGATGAGCCTGTAGAAACTCCTAAGCAAAAGAAAGCGCGTCTTGCGGCTGAGGCAGAAGCTAAGGCAAAAGAACTAGCCAAGAAGAAAGCCAAAAAGAAACCCGAGCCTGAGCCTGAAGATGAAGATGAAGATGAAGAGGAAGAAGATGACGAAGAACCTGCCGAGACGCCTAAGCAGAAAAAAGCTAGGGAGAAAGCAGAAGCTGAAGCCAAAGCTAAAAAGAAACCTAAGAAGAAACCTCCTGTCGAGGAAGATGAGGATGAGGAGTGGGACGAAGAGGACGAATAATCAAGGACTACTTGGGGGAGCGGTGACGCTCCTCTATTTTTAAAATAAGTGTTTACTTTTTGAAGAAAGTATAGTATACTATTACTGTAGGGCGAATACACTAGTAAGTTGAGGAGGAGAGTTATGTTAAATGTTAGATCCATCGAACACGGCAGAGGTACTATCCAGGGTATAAAATTTCTGATTGAGGGCAAGGATACGTTGGTAATTACCAGTCAATCCGCTTGGTCATCGCTTAGAAAACTGTTGGCTTTTGGACCCGTAAATGTATTTTCAGCTACCTCTGTATCTCAGAAGAGTTTGGACGAGTTACTCGCTATGTCTAAGAGGTTCAAGACCATTATCGGTATCGGGGGAGGTATGGTAATTGACTCAGCTAAGTACGTTGCTTGGATTACTGGAGCTAGACTTGTTCTTGTTCCTACTGTGTTATCAACTAACGCGTTTGCTACGGAAGCAATAGGCGTTCGTACCGAGGAAGGCAAAGTAGTGTATGTAGGTAACTCTCGTGCTGATAAGCTTATTGTAGACTTCGATCTGTTGAGAATGTCTCCCCCAGCGTTAAACTACTCAGGTACAGTAGACGTACTATCTTGCCATACAGCTACCCGAGATTGGGAGATAGCGGTTGAAGACGGAGTACTGAGTCACCCCTTAGACCTTCAGGCAGGTCGCAAAGCCCGCCAATTAGTGAACCGTATAGATAACTACTCTGAAGACATTAGAGAGCTTACGGACATCGGTTTGAAGGTCTTATTAGACTGCTTGCTAGATACCGCTGAGATATGTCAACCGCTAGGACACTACCGAGCGGAGGAAGGATCAGAACACTTCTTATTTTACGCTATCGAGAAGATACTCAAAAGACCGTTTATCCACGGTCAGATAGTAGGCCTGGGAATACAGATTATGAGTAGTCTACAGGTAAACAGTACCAACGATATATCCTGTGTTATGAAGGATATCGGTCTTAATATAACCCCTAAGTCAATGGGTATTACCAAGGACGTTCTTAGACAAGCTTTGGTTGATCTTAGGACGTATCCTCAACCCTGGCATACGATTATTGATAGGGGTATATCAGATAGTTTTATCGAGCAAACGTTGTATTATTTGGAATTCTAGGAGGTTGTGTTATGGATCTGTATAATATACACGGGGATACGGGCGGGGATTGGAGAATGAACAAGTTCAAAGAGTATTGCGACGGAGATATTGACGACACGCTTGCTCCTATGAACTGGTTACTCAAAAAGGCGGGGGCTAATCGAGGAGATAGAATATGGGCGTCATTTCTCTATTCTACCTGCTATTGCCTAGGAACAACGATGTTTATGTATAACGAGTTATTCTATGGTACGCTGACACCCAGGAAATTAGACGAATTCTGGGAGGACTACAAAAAAGATCTGGTATTCCAAACAGACCGTAAGTACGCGAAGAATCTAAACTGGTTTGTGCCTATGGTAGTTCAGTTTATGGCTAAGACCAAGAGAGACCCAGAAAAGTACTTCAGACCGCTTCTAACAGGTACGCCCGAGGAAGTATACCGTAAGATGTACAAAGAGGTTTCAGGATGGAAGTTCTTTGGACGATTCTCCACGATACTATTCCTCAAGACCCTCATATCTATTCTCCCTATCGAAATGGACTTTGATACAGAGTACGATTGGGCTAATGGAGAAACCACTACCGCGGGGGCTCTTATCTTACACTACCGCGACGAAGAAGCCAAACAGTTTCTCCTAGATCATAAGATCACGCCTGACATGAAGAAGTATTTTGACGAGTTACTGGAAGAGTGTAAAGGCAAGATAGCGGGTAATATGCTCCATACCTCATCCGCTTTTTGTAGTCACTTTAAATTATACAAAGAGCAAAGGTACCTTGGATATTACGTTGATCGAGGTCAACACGAACTTAGAACTCTACAAAAGAACCTACCTCAAGCTCACGAGCTGTGGGACCGAATATGGATAGCCCGAAGAAGGACTATTGATTGGAAGTATCTTGGGGAGATCAACGGTTGGGCTGGTACAAGACCTGAGAAGTGTCATGACTTTATGAAAACTGGAAGGATGTATGAATAATGACAGACGCTATAAAAGATACCAAAATTAATCTTTGTTCTACTTGCGCGTTTGAGATTCCTTCTTGCGAAGCTAGTCCTGAAGATATTGAGTTCGGCGACGGTCTGAGTAATGATAATGTAATACTTTGTAAGCATTATGAGCTGGAAGAAGGAATTGTTTATGAGCAATAATGAATGGCAAGAAGGCAAGCCTTATCGAACTGAGAAAATTAGCAGAAAGGTAGCGGGACGAAAGCTTGAGATTCCAATTTGTATCCCGTCCTACGGTAGACCCGACTCAGCTATGTTCAAGATTTTAGAGAAAGAACCCGATCTGCCTATGGTTTTCTTTATCCGAGAGGAGCAGAAAGAGCTGTATGCAGGATTGAAGGGCAAAGCCCGTATAGTTACTCTAAAGAACGTGGATAACATAGGACAGACCCGAGCTAAGATTGTAAAGTGGGCTCATAAGCAGGGTTACGAGAATATATTTATGTTTGACGATAAAGTAACCGCTGTAAATGCCCTCGCTCCTAGACTTAGCAGGAACGATAATTGGTCGATGAGCAAGTTTACTACGACGATGTATCAAGCTCTTCAAGTTTGGGAATACCTTATCAGAAAGTACAAACCCTGCATGTCAGGAGGTCTCCACAAAGGATTCAGTTTCTCCCCAGGTAACATCAACGCTGAGCCTGAGATAGCCCCGGGTATATGGTGCGCTATACAACTTAACGTCGATATGTTGTCTGAGAATGATATTAACTACCGAGACAGTAATATATACGGTCACGAGGATAACATAATGGAGATAGAGGTTATGCAGAAGCGTCTAAAGCATATTTGCTTCAAGGATATCGAGTTTGATAACATACCTTCCTCCGACAAGTATACGGGCGGGATTCAGGATACGTGCCCCGAGAGCGAGACTAGACTGGAACGGGTAAGTAGACTATCTGATCTTGTAGAGAAGTTCGTAGGCAAGGGTCACCCTGGAATAATATTTTATACTTGGAAAGACGGAGCGAGATATGTGCGCATGAATTGGAAATACTGGAGAAAGCATTACTCCGAAGAACCTAAATTGACTAAGAAACAAATCGATCGTTTTAACGTATTGAAATTGTCGGAGGTATCCAAGGATGAGTAGAATATTGGATCAAGCAGAGTACGATTCTCTCCCTAAAATTGCGGCGGTAGACTTCGATGGAACCCTGGCTATTGTAAAAAACTATCGAGGAACTGGCGTTGCTAATCGCCTAGTAATGGATAGGGTCAAGAGACTGCAGAAAGAGGGCTGGAAGCTTATCCTATGGACCTGTAGAGACGATGAGAACGAGGACATGGAGTTGACGTCTGCGGTACTATTCTGTGCAAAACACGGGCTATTCTTCGATGCGGTCAACGAGAATATCAAGGAAGTTCAAGACCTTATGGAAGGAGATACGCGAAAGATATATGCTAACGTGTACATTGACGATAAGTCAATAGTAGACTGGGATAAAATATTACCTTTACTTTTAGAGGAAAGAGTAGTATAATTGAGTTGTTGAGGGAATAGAATATAGGTTAGAGAGGAGCGAACATGAAACTACTTGTAAATATACGCGGGACAAACGGAGCGGGAAAATCCACGATACCTATGGCTATGCTAGACGATCCAAAGATGCACGTTGTAGGATGCGGGTACAAGGCTGAGAAGCCCTGTGCCCCGTGGCTAACTGTATTTCCTACCTACGGATGGGTTGCCTTGGGTACGTACCGAGCTAAGACGGGCGGGATGGATACTATGTCGACCAACGCTGATATAGCCTTTGCTCTAGCTACCGCTTGGGATAGATACCCAGAGAGAGATATACTAATGGAGGGTATCATAGCCTCAACGATTAAGTCCACTTATGCCGAGCTTTTTGGTAATTACCAGTCTATGGTAGACGCGGAGGAAGTTACCCCGAGGAAGATCGTAATTATGTCGTTTGTACCGCCCTTGGAGGTATGCCTATCCCGAGTTCAGGAGCGTAACGGGGGAAAACCTGTTAAAGAGGACGCAATAGCTGGTAAGTGGAGAACGGTAGACCGAAACGTGCAGTACTTCAAAGATATGGGATTTACATCCTTGCGGATAGATAACTCCAATATCAAGAAGGAAAGTATGTTCAAGAACTTCTTGCGAACTTGTGATAAGTACCGAGAGGAGGACTAGACTTGAGAGTTTGTTCTAACTGTACGCGCTCTTGGTATTGCGAATATGCTACTAACCAGATAATATGCTTTAAATACGAGTCAACTCGTAAGTACCGTGTGTAAGCACGAATGGTCCTCTCTTGGAGGTAACCGACCTAAACGCTGTATACTCTGCGGAGAGTACGAGCAGAAGCCTAAAAACAACTTCCATATAGGTAATAAGAGGAGGAGAGTAATACATGATAGCCTACCAAGAAACTCCCGAGCAACAGACGCGAGTAGAAGCCCAAGCACTAGAGGAGCTAGCTCTTACCATGATTAGTCAATTTGAAAAGAAGAATGTTGCGTACGGCAACGCTTTTGGTAATCAGTTTCAGAAGTACGGTCCCATAGCAGGTCTTCAAAGGCTAGCTGATAAGTTCTCCCGTATTGAAGCTCTTATGCTAGGAGCTCAGAACGGAGTTCCAGATGAGAGCTTGGAGGATACGCTAATGGATAGTGCTTGCTACGCTCTTATGGTTATCTACGAGCTACGGAGAAAGAAGAAGCTTGAGGAAGAAGATTCCTTTGTTCCAAACCGCGCTAAACAACCTCCCAAGCCCGCTAAACAACCTTGGGTGGAGAGAATGGAAAACGGCGAACTGTAGAAGATAAGAGGAGGGAATAAACATGGGGTATTTAATTGCTAATAACGCTACTCAAGCTTGGGAAAGTTTGTATTATCAACTAAAAAATCAAGCTAGAAACGGGTTTTTACAACCGTCCCGAGCGGGAAATGTAGTAGGAGAAATCATAAACGCTGTAACAGTAATCAAGAACCCTCGCCAGGGTATCGTAGAATCCAAGATAAGAAATATGTCTATAAAATACGCTCTTGGAGAGTTACTTTGGTATATGTCGGGCAGTAACCGCTTGAGCGATATCTCTCCTTACTCTAAAGCTTGGGAAGGTCTATCAGACGATGGGGAGACGGTAAACTCAGCGTATGGGTACAGAATAGGTTCTATGTTTGGATTTGATCAGTACTCCTACGTGAGAGATATGCTACACAGAGACCCTTTATCGCGTCAGGCTATTATCCATATTAAAGACCCTAGTGAGAAGATAACTAAAGACACTCCTTGTACCCTGTCACTCCAATACCTCTTGCGGGACGGAAAACTGCACGCTACCACGGTAATGCGATCAAACGATATTTGGCTTGGGTTCCCTTATGACGTATTCGCTTTTACCTCTCTACAGGTGATGATGGCTATGGAGCTAGGGGTAGACGTGGGAGAGTATACCCATATAGCTGGATCGCTACACTTGTACGAACGAGATTTGAAAGGGGCTGTAAACGTTGGAACTACACAAGATAGCGATAAAAGTTGAAGGCAGAAAAGGAGATAAGAACTGGGTTCACTTCTGCTATATCCCGCCCGAGCTAAAGGACGAGTTTGACTCCAAAGTTGAGGCGGACCCTAGATGGGTTATTAAATGGGCAAACGAGGATTTTGGTATGGGCATAGGCGAAGTTATGACCGAGATAGAACTGGATCAACTCCGAGAGCTTATCAAGGAACGGTATCAACGATTGTACCCTGATCTTTATATCGAAAGTCAGACCGATAATCAAGGTTGGGTACGAGTTTGGATGATATCTAATATGAGGAGCGAGATCGCCAAGCGCGGTTAAACTACCAGGGTACAGGGCACGAATATGTAGCCCAAGAGGAGGAAATAAGTATGACATGCGGTAATACTATTGATTGTAGAGACTGTGAGGATAGATATAAATGCGGGCCAGCTGTGGGTATGATAGGAGATTACACAACTAAAGAGTATGAAAAAATGAAAGCCCGTAAATCGTCTGTTAGTACTGATATCGATTATTCAAGACGCTGCGGAGAGTTTGGACATTCTGATGCTATGAATAGGGCTAGTTGCGTATCTTGCAGTATGCACGCGATAGAGTTGTACAAAGCTTGCTTAAATAAAAAACACGCTGGGGTTACCCCGAAAACGTACAAAGATAAACCCAAAGTTGAGAAACAACATATGGATAAGCTACCAAGTATATTAGCGGTAGACTTCGATGGAACTCTCGTTCACGATGACTATCCCTTGATTGGTAAGGCTAGAACGGAGGTATTTGACCTTGTAAGAACGTATATCCACAGAGGTTGGAAAGTTATCTTATGGACTTGTAGGGATCACGAATGGTTAGCTAGTGCCGTTGACTATTGTAGGAACCAGGGTCTAGAGTTTGACGCTGTTAACGAGAATATCAAAGAGGTCAAGGAAATGTTCGACAACGATACCCGTAAGGTGTTTGCTAATATTTATATTGACGATAAATTTTTGTTTGTAGAAGGTGTTAATAATGCCTCTTGAAACATCTATAACCGCTAGTATTATGAAGTATCTCAACGGTCTACCTGAGTGCGTAGCGGAGAAAGTAATGGGCAACGCTTATCAATTCGGTAGACCCGATATCAACGCTTGTTACCAAGGTAAGACCTACCGAATAGAGGTCAAAACCGCAGACAACGGTAACAAACCTAGTAAGTCCCAAGAGCTTAATCTCAAGAAGTGGGCGAAAGCAGGTGCTATCTGTATTGCTGTATGGTCCCTCGATGATGTTAAGAATATTATTGAGCATCACGGTTGTTACAACTCTTCATTCCGGGGTTGGTACTTCACTGAGGACAAGAAAATAATTAAGTGTAGAGAAGGAGAGAGCTGCTGTGATGAGTCCTGAGGTAGACCTTATATGGGCAACTCTTGAGTCAATAAGGACTAGCGAGAACGGGGCTATTATTGATACGTTACAGACAAAATTAGAGGGGGAAGAATTATGAAATGTTTTTATCATGAGGACGATGACGGACGTTGCGCGGGGTATCTAGTTAATAAGAACGATAAAGGTCACCACGGCATCCAAGGACGAGAATTCGTAGCAATAAACTACGGACACAGGTTCCCGCTCGAAACCATACTACCAGACGAAGTAGTATATATAGTTGACTTCTCGATAAGCCCCCGAGAAATGGAACAACTACTGGATATTACTCCAAACGTAATCTGGATAGATCATCACAAGACGGCTATTGATAAATACAAGGACTTCAAACAGCCTATTGAGGGGCTTAGAATTGATGGAGTTGCTGGTTGTATGCTGACATACTTGTACCTAGTAAAGAAACTAAATCAAATTTTGCTGCCTGAGTGGGGGGATGCAGATTTGGCTGTGTGGATGAGTGGTGCTCCTAAGTTTGTTAGACTTATTGCCGACTGGGATACCTGCACAGACAGAGACAACTTCAAGTACGGGGAAAATACAACGTGTTTCCACCTAGGGTTCGACGCTTACGATTTCAACCCCGAGTCTTATCTCTGGAACTTGTTAGATAACAAGGACGGGAAAATGGTAACCGATATGCTTGTAAGGGGCTCAGTTATTCAAGATTATAAGGACACATGGGCAAAGAATTATCTTGCACAGTTCGGGTTTGAGGTTTGGTTCGACGGGTTAAAGTGTTTTGCTCTTAATCTAGGTAATGCGGGAAGTGACTACTTCAAAAGTCTCCCGCCAGACCTCGATTATGATGCGTTTATTGGGTTTGCTTTTAACGGAGATACCTTCAAAGTTAGTATGAGATCTGCTAAGCCCGATGAAGTTGACGTTTCTGAGGTTTGCCTAAAGTATGGGGGCGGTGGTCACAGAGGTGCTGCTGGATTCAATATAGCATCACTACCCTTCTCAAGGAGCTACGAATGAGGTTCTTCACCTCTCCCTGGAAGCATCAAGTCAAAGCCCTGAAATACCTTATAACAAGGTCCTTCGGGGCTTTGTTCCTTGATATGGGCGCGGGTAAGACAAAAATAATGGTAGACTTGATAGTTAACAGAGGTTTCAAGAGAACCCTGATTATAGCTCCGAAGAGAGTTTGCCGAGTTTGGGCTCCTGAATTCCAGAAACACGCTCCTAGCGAGAATATACGTGTCTTAGACGTGAGTGAAGTGTCGGGCGGGGCGAGAAGTCGATGGCTTAAATCTAACCTAACTGGCAGCGAAATAGACCAACAAGTTATCATATGTAACTACGAATCTGTGTGGCGCGAACCGCTCCGCTCCTACTTATTAAGTAAGAAGGGACAAATGGACTGTGTAATATGCGATGAGTCCCATAGGATTAAGACCCCTGGTAGTAAGGTATCCCGCTTTCTTCAGCTCCTTGGAAGGAGAGTTGAGAACCGATTCCTGATGACGGGTACGCCCCTGGCACAGTCTCCCTTGGATATATACGCTCAATACAGATTCCTCAAAGAAACTATCTTTGGTACGAGCTACGGTAGATTTACAAATGAGTTTGCTAATTTCATTCAGACTTCGGGCGGGTTCCCAATGCTAGACCCCAAGACCCCCTACAAGAACCTCGATGAGCTTCATGATCGTATGTTCTCCTGCGCGTTTTGCGTAGAAGTTGACTTGAATCTCCCACCTACCCAGGATATACAAATTGAGTTTGACCTTCCTCCGAAGGTTCAAAAGATGTATAAAGAACTGGAGAAGGAAGGTTGCTTGACTCTCAAAGATGGAACCTTAGAAACTGGTAATATACTGACGGTTATCATGAGACTACAACAGCTCACCTCAGGTTATATACCGCTTGAAGATGCGGGCGGCAATAGTAAGTTAACAACGGTAGATGACTCTCGTCAACTAGCCTTGAAAGAGCTACTGGAGGGTATACCTGAGGATGAGCCCGTAGTTATATTTTGTAGGTTCAGAAAGGACATAAATAACATCCGATCTCTTGTTAAGAGTATCGGACGTAAATCATCCGAACTATCTGGAGCTAGAGATACCCTACACCGATGGCAAGCGGGTAAAACCACGGTTCTTGTCGTTCAGATAGCGTCAGGAGCCGAAGGCAACGACTTCACCCGAGCTAAGTATTGTATATATTATACCTTGGCACACTCCCTAGCAAAGTATAAGCAAAGCCGAAAGAGGATACACCGCCCTGGGCAAACCCGTCCCGTGATCTACTATACCCTGGTAGCTAAACTCGACAAGGGACTAACTATTGACGAGAAGATCGTGGAGAGCCTACGAACTAATCAGAACCTAGTTGATATAATCATGCGAGAAAGAAAAATATAATTTCCTCTTTACTTTTGTAGGAAATAGGAGTATACTCAAGGTAGTTAATAAACACAGAAAGAGGTTGTTAAAATGGAAAAGAAATTAGCAGTAACAAACGGTATTCCTGAAGAGGTTCTATCCTTCGCTCGCGGCGTATCCCAATTAAGAAGAGACACGGGGGTAGAAAGTTTCAGTTTTGATTGGAGCGAACCAATGATTCAACTAGGCGACAAAGTATACTTCCTAACTTGGGATTCAGATTCTCAGGAGTATGCCGTTGACGAGGAGTGGAGACAACAGCTGGAGAGGTTGGCTAAAGAAGAACAATTGACTAAAGAATCTAATCTTTAAATACTAGGGGGCGAAAGCCCCCGATAATAAAAGGAGGAAATGCGGTATGAAAACCAAGATGATAAACTGTATATTTGAGAAACGGGTTTGTAGTTACGCTAGAATGAACAAGGGTTGCTTTTCCTGCGAAGCTCCGTCCGATTGGGACATGACTTGCCGAAACTTTCCCGAGGTTACGCTGGTTACTGGAGACACTCTTACCCTGAGCGGTTTGGTAGAAACAGCCCTAGCTTATGGAATAAAGATACCCAAGTCTGTATCGGTTACGCAGTTGGCTCGCAGGGTGAACAGGCGTATAGAGGAGGAGCGGATGTTTTGAAAGACAAAGGTTGCCTTGGATACTCAACATTTAACGGAGAGAGCACCGAGTATGAGTGCGGGTATGAATTTGCTGGGGATATAGACTGCGAAGACTGTATGTTTGGATCGTGTGGAGGAATGATGGATCCAAGTGTTGACCCTAGAGAGGACGATGAAGATTGAGTCAACGTAAGAAAATGGACAAGCTCGCAAAGGCAGGGTATCGTATAGGGTTCAGCGATGCCTGCGAGTTCTGGGACTTAGCACTGAAGAACACTAAGTACATTGGCCCCAAAAGGCAGAAGGCAATCATGGATACAGTAACTCACTTAATCAAGAACGCAAATACAAAGGAGGAAATCAGTCATGAGCAAGTTAAAAATGTATGAGCTGGTAACTGGTGATACAGTAAGTCTTGATGATTTAGTGCACACAGCTAGAACCTATGGTATACTATGGGGAGGGATGAGCGCATCTCTGTTACTTGAAGAAGTTAATAGGTGTATAGAGGCAGAGAGAGAAAATGGCTGTTAGGCGCACTAAGTGCATGTTTCAACGTAAACAATATGGGCGTTGGGAGTATGGGACCCTGGTAGAAGGCAAGCGCAAGCGGGTGGTTGATAAAGAGGGCGAAACAGTTGAGATAGTACATGCCTATGTAAAATACATCATATCCACCAGAAGCTGTAACAACTGTAAGTTCTGGAGAGAGTACAAGAGGATCAAGTGTAAGAAGAAGCAACCAGAACAGCAGAGTCTGTATGGAGCCAACCGATGCAAGGAATGGGGCTGATCTTATCAGCTCTTTCTTTTTGTAAAAATTCTTTTGGAAAAACCATCAAAAGGGCTTTACTTTCCAGTCAAGATATAGTATGATAAGGTTGTAGGAGAGCTACGAACGATAAGAAAGAGGTAATGCAGGATGAAAAAGTTAACCGCGTTTGAAGTATCAGTTATGGAGTGTATCCCTAAAGAGTGTTTTTACGAAAATGGATTTGACTCCGTACTCTGGATGGATTGCTTCCTGGATACGGTACTAAGAGAAGCCAAGATCGAAAACAAAAAATCCCGAGCGGTAGTTGTTAACTTGGAGAAGAAGGGGCTTTTGACTATAGCCTTTGAGAAAAGAGATATTGACGGTAGCGGAGGAACGACCTTTGTACTAGCTCAAGACGGGAAAGACTACCTAGTCAAAAAAGGTCTTGTAGAAGCGGGAACAGGTTACGTAGTAAGACAGAAAGTCAAAACTGAGGTATCGCCAAAGGTACTAGATATGGCGAATAGAATATCAAAACTGAAGTCCCCAATTCCCGAGGAAGTCAAGGGTACAGTAGTCCTCCGAGCGTTCACGAACTTGGTTCTTGGTAAGTACCCTGAGTACGCCGAACTGGACGGAATAGTTTCTATAGTAATAGGGAGCGGAAGAGAATTGACCTTCGACAAAGAAACTGGAAAACAAACCAACGCTCTGAAACCTAAGTTCGCTAATAAGATCACCTGGGAATAGGGCGCAAGCCCTCTCCCCGTTGGGGAAAATAATTTTTTCAAGGGGCTTTACTTATTGAAGTAATGGGTATATACTAAGGGTGTAGAGAGATTATCAAGGAAAGAAGGACTGCGGGATGAAGTACTCAACGATCCAGACAAAAGACGGATGGAACGCTAAGATTCAGGAATTTGATTCGATAGGGGATTTAAGAGGTCATATGGCTTCGATGCCTGAGAAGAGTACGCTCTGGATAAACGTATCCAAGGAGAGTCTAGTCAAAGGGTCAAGTTGGGCGGGTACTTACGATTATGAAGAAGCTGATTACCTCCTAACTCACGGATGGCAGGAAAAAGCAGAAAAGCTAGCCAAGAAGCTGCCGATCAAAGTAGTATCCAGCGAAGTACGGAAAACAACCCCGAGCTACGGAATGGTAGGACACCAAGCTTCTGTACCCCGATATATAATGGGAGTACCTCAGAATATGATTAATAGCAAGCCCGTAACGGTACAGCAGAAGATAATCACGATAAACAAAAGTATCAGCGTCAACTGTAGAGTAACCGCAGAACAAATAGAGGAGGAAGGTATCAAGGCTCTTCAAATAATACAAGCTCTTGAGGGCAAAGGGTATCGAGTCAAGTTGAATATATTCTGGTTATCTCTTGTTACTAACGAAATGGCGATATGCAAAGTATGTATCAAAAAGCCCGAGGAGAGGTTGAGCCTTATCAAGGTAGCTTTCCCGATAGCTCACCCATCGATGTTACGAAGGATTATGCTTAACTGGATGGAGCGATTCGAGGAATTGACAGATAGGAGCTTCACCTATGGATACGGCAGAGCGAACGGGACCCAATACTCAAGCCTACTCAAGAAAGGAGAATACCTGCTACCAGAGTTTATACCGAACGTTGACGAGTTCGTAAAAAAGATGGGGCTGTAAGCCCCTTCCGCGCTCCTGAAAATAATTTTAAATTCTTTTGTAAAAACGCTTTACTTCTTGAAGTAAAAGTAGTATGATAAGAATGTAGAGAGATTACAAAGAAAGAAGGAACGCGGAATGAAACCTGTATACTTAACTCCTGAACTAGCTAAAGAGATTGGGGTCCAAAAGATCACGAGAGTTGAAACTAAGTATCTGGAGATAACAGTCGGAGGTAAACCAGTAATCAGAACTCTCTCCCTTAACAAGGATGGATCGGGATACTTTAACTTTAACAAAGTCGGATACTTGATCGAGAATTGCCTGAGAGTTGTTCCTGAGTTAGAAGGTAAGACCGTAACAAAAACGGTAGAAATAGCCCCTAGAATCAAGGAAGTGGATTTCTCCCCCGTTGTACCCGAGGTAGATAAAACTAAACACGCGAAACACGAGAAAATTAAAATCTGCGTTAAAAACGATATTCCTGTATACTTAGTAGGCGAAGCAGGAACTGGTAAGAACTATACCCTGGAGCTTATCGCTAAAGAGCTGGACCTAGACTTCTACTTCACTAATAGCGTCCAACAAGAGTATAAGATCACTGGATTTATCGACGCTGGCGGTAAGTACCACGAAACTGAATTCTACAAAGCTTTTACGAAGGGCGGACTTTTCTTCCTTGACGAGATTGACGCTAGTATCCCCGAGGTTCTGGTTCTACTAAATGCGGCAATAGCTAATCGCTACTTTGAATTTCCTACTGGTAAAGTAAACGCTCACCCAGACTTCCGAGTAGTATCCGCTGGTAATACCTCAGGGTCAGGATCAAACGAGCTATACACGGGAAGACTGGTATTGGATTCCGCTACCCTGGACCGTTTCGTAATTATCGACTTTGATTACGATAAGAACGTGGAACTGCACTTAGCAAAAGGAGATACTCACCTGGTAAACTTCGTGAGATCGCTCCGAGAGTTCTCAAAGAAATCTGGAATCAGAGCTACCTTCTCTTACCGCTGTATAATGACCGTAGTCAAGCTAGAAAGAGCGGGAATGGACCTCAAGAGTATACTGGAGATTGCGGTAGTCAAGGGAATGGATCAAGATACGATTAGCACTCTCAAAGTAGTTGACGCTGGAAAATATTTCTTCGCTTTAAAAGAGCTTCAAGTTGCTTAGTAGAATAGGCGGGAGCAATCCCGCTTTTCTCTAAAATAACTCTTTACTTCTTGAGGAAAATATTATATACTTGTGTTGGGGGGAGGTGAGATTATGAAATACAAAGAAACTACTTGTCCCAAGTGTGGAGTATCCCATGCAACTGAAGACTACTTATTTGACCATACTGATGTGGACGGGTATGAAACTGGTGACGTAGACTGGTATGCATGTCCTACTTGTAATCAATTATTTAATGACCTAGAATGTTAAGAGGAGGAAATATATTATGAAAAAACGTTGGTATGTACTTGGAGCGGTCATTATTATCGGAGCGGTAGCGGGTTCTCAAGGAGGTACGACAACCCCAAATCCAGCCCCCGTAGCTACGCAAACTTCAAGCCCCGTAGCTAGTGCGCCAGTAGCCCTCTCAAAAACTGGCGTGTCGAGCAACGTAACAATCGAGGTAACTGGATTTGATTCTACCGATACTGTTGGGAATAACCCGTACTCAAACTCCAAAGCCAAGGGCGTATTCAAGGTTGTTGGTCTTACTCTTACGAATAACCAAAAGGATGCTATAACAGTAACAAGCGGGAGCTTTAAACTGTATGATAGCAAAGACCGAGAGTTCACTGATTCAACGGATGCTGGAATGTCTCTTACGTTGAACGATCCAAAGATTGAATCCTTTATGGCTACTACGGTGAACCCTGGGATGAGCGTATCGGGAGAGGTCGTATTTGACGTACCGAAGGACGCTACAGGATTCTACTTGAAAGCCTCAGGAGGAATGGTGGGTACTCCTATCAAACTAGCGGTACAATAAGGAAGGAGAGAGTAAGTATGAAGATGAAAAGTCCTGCCAAAATAAAGGTTAATGTAATAGACGTAATAAACAAACACGAGGGTATGGTCAAAAATGTTAAAGACCTTGAAGTTGGTATATGTGGATTGAGAGATTACAAAAAGTTCTCTGACGCTACCTATGATATTGACGATGATGAGAGGTTGTCTGTGATACTTCTTTGGGGGGAATACCAAGAACGATCCAAAGCCCTCGCTAGGTATCTTAATCAGGAGATTATCGTTGATAGTGACGAGGAGGAAGACGTTGACTTGGGATAAGAACGATCATCTGGCGATAGTCAATAGGCTGAGACGGAATATCATCGTACATTCGGTTATCTATTATGTATTCAACAGGAATTTAATCTCAGATTCTGACTACGATAAGATGTGCCAGAAGTTAGCTAGGATTCATAAAAAGTACCCGAAGTTATGTTCTCAAGCGGTATTCCCAAAAGCCTTTAAAAACTATGATCCTAGTACGGGAATGAACTTTATCAACCATAAGTGGGGGAACAGGGCTGCCGAGCGGTTACTGAAATCCCATAATAAGTGAAAGAAAAATAACCCCGCCTTTACAGCGGGGTATCTTTCTGCCCTTTTATATCCTATACGGGAATAGGGGCGGGAGTGTCCTCTGAAGCGTTTGAAGGTACATTTGAAGCGGGTGCGGTGACTTCGGGGGTAACTATAGGGGTAGGGATCACCGCAGGGCTTATAGGGGCGAAAACTACAGTATTCATTTTAGATAGCGAGTCGTTAAGGATAACTTTAACCCCTGCCATAATATCGTCAACGGGAATAGGAGTTTTGAACTTGACCAATTCGGTCTGTAAGAGGTTTGAAACTGCGTCGGTTACGTCTCCTACAGGGAGCACCGTGGAAGGTTGCTGTTTGGCGTCTACATAGCCCTGACCTAGGATATACGATGCCGATAACCCGAGGAGATACAAGAGAGACTGTTCAGGGAGCTTTAAGTCAAACAACGAGTTAGCTACCACTACCAGGAACGAAACAACGAACGCCCAAAGTTTACGGGATTTGAGTCTTGGTGAGATTGTCATAATTTTATCCTCCTCAAATTTACTTAAATTTACTTAGCAAAGGGGTAAGACCTTACATGCAAAACCGAGTTTGTTAATATCCAGGATAGCTTGGGGGGCTTTGTCTTTAGTTACCCTTACGCACAGGTAGATATCGTCGGGAGATATCGAGGTCACTCCTGGGGCGATACTAACGATAGACTTGATAGTATCCAACGTAACCGCTCCTTTCTCTTTGTATGGTAAGTTGAATATCTGGCATAAACCCTTGGTATGGGCTACAGCTAGGGCTTGACGGAAGTTTGGATCGCGAAGTCGATCTGTATCTCCAACGTTGTTGATAAACCCATTTTCGGTTAAAATAGCGGGCATATCTGTTTCGCGAAGAACCTCTACGTTTTGTACTTTTACGCCCCTTGAGCGCCATCCTCCGACTGCGGAGAGAAGAGGTAACATAATATTAGCGAAGTCTCCTGCGCGACCTCCCGAGCCTTGGATGAGAATCTCTTCGCCCTCACCCCCCGCTCCAGCGTTGATGTGAACAGACATCATCGCGTCTACTTTGCTGTCGTTAGCTATTCGACAACGCTCTCCAAGTTCTTTATTAAGATCGCCCTCAAAGTGTCCTGGAGCATAGTCTCCGCTCCTAGTCAGTACAACGTCTATTCCGCAATATTCCGCTAGAGGTTTGATACGTAAGCAGATATCCAGGGTTAGGTCCTTCTCTTGTAGACCGTTACCGCAAGCTCCTGGGTCGTAACCTCCGTGACCAGGGTCTAAACATAATTTGGGTCTTGATCCGAGATAGATTATAATACCCACGGTCTTAATCCTCCTATTGTCCTAGTATCTTTGGAGCAAAGGTCTTAACAAGGCTTAATAGGCTACCGAGCACATAAGTTAATCCAAAGCCCCACAATAGAACTTTGTAATACTTATAACTTGCCGCACTCTCTCTAACAGGCTTGTCCTTCAATTCTTGGAGAGACTCCATCATACGAATTTGATTTTCTTTCATTTCCTTCTGATTATCCTTCGTTTCCTGTGCCATATTACTCTGGGATTCTTGGATCTGCCTAATGAAAATTTTTGTCTCGATATGAGAGTCTCTCATGCTTAGCATATCCTTACTTTGCTCCTTAGCAGTAGCGCGAATGTCTGACATATCCGACTTAATATGGTCGAACTCCAGCTTCATTACGCAAACGTGATCATCAGGCATAAGTATCTTCCACCCCCTTTTGTTCACACAAAAAAGCAGGATTATTTCGCCCGCTCCGCTATGCAAACTATTTAAGAATTCATAGTATCTGCTTTATTGGGTATCGAAAAACCACCACCACCACATAGTCCTCACCTCCTCTCCCCTGAAGGCTAATTAGGAGGTAGTTATCATAGCATCAGGTCTATGTTGAGGGTCTTCTGGACCTTTAAGGGCTAGAGTATCAGCGTGTTCTTGAGAGGTTATCCAGCCTTTTGTTAATGCATCGTCAATGTCTTCGATGTAATAGTGATCCGCTCCGCGTTGCATAACAGGCGTTACGTAGTCAGGACGGGTAAGAGCGATATTGGAGAGTGTATTTATTCCTACCATATATACATTCAGAGCATAAGAGTTAACTAAAATTTGATTAACGCTCATATTAAATTACCCCCGCTTCAATTAGTGCTTCCAGTAAGTCTTGACTAGTTTGACTATTATCTGAGTTTACTCGCTCCGCTTGAGCTAACCTGTCTTGGAGAGCTTGATTATCAGCTTGTAGAATCTCAAGCGGGGCTGGCTCTGAAACTTGAATCTCTTCGGTATAGACAACGGGAAGATCTGCATCTGCATATAGGTGACTAAGTGCTGATGGTATACCTTGCGCTATCTCAGCAACGCCGTTATCATTGGCCATTTGTAAAAAATCCTCTACTTTACCGTCGGGAGGAATAATAAGTATCTTTCTCAAGTCGCTACCTCCATTACTCAATTAATAGGTCAGTAACTACGCCGACAGAGCCTGTTACTCCTGTGGCATACCCTGTTCCCCCTGTACCAGCATTAACAAGGATGGTTCCTCGGGTAGTTATTAGTCGGTAGGCTAGTAGGATAAAGCCACCACCGCCTCCGCCTCCTCCTCCACCATATCCCGTGTAACCCGTTCCTCCAGTACCTCCGTTTGCTTTGATAGTTCCGTTATTTACGATGTTCTTAGCAATGATATATAATCTGCCACCACCGCCACCGCCTCCACCGCCAGTTCCTCCTGCGCTACCTGGGGTACCGCCAGCACCACCGCCTCCGCCTCCAAAGGTAGAAGTGCATAGTAATTGATATAATGCTAGGGATATGTTTAAGGATGTAACGCTAGCAGTTCCTGCTAACCCTATACCAGCGTTACCGTTACCTGGTGCCCCATTACCACCAGCACCGCCTCCGCCTCCATTAGCCCCAGCGCCCCCACTACCGCTTGCAGGAGAGCTTCCCCCAGTACCTCCGCCAATACCAGCAGCCCCTCCTGCAGCACTGGTGCCAGCAGGTCCATTGACTCCAGCCTGCCCGCTGTTATCTATGGTTCCGTTGTTTGTTAGGGTATTTTTAACAAATATCTTGTACCCTGCTGTGCTAAGAGTTATACCGCTGTTTACTGTTAGGTTGTCGTAGTACATATCCCTCGTTAGAGTTGTGTTACCTGCGATAGTGACCGTTCCGTCACAGCCTGTTCCAAATAGTAATTTAGTCTGAGCATCCAATACTCCTTGCTCTAGGTTATTTAGATTGGTGGCTGATACAGGAGTTACGTTATCAACCCAAGTAGTTCTTCCATAAATACTCACTGAGTCACCTCCACGGTCCAGATTATAGTTAGACTGTTAGTGTTGTCTTTAACGATAGTTACGGGTTGAGTTGCTATCTCCGTACCCGTACCCAAGGTAGCTGTAGCCCCGTTACCGTACAAGGAAAGAGTAACCAACGCTCCGTTACCCTCGAAAGTATCAATCCAAAAGGTGAATACCTTCTTTTGAGGAACGCTAGTGTCTACGCTTGTGGGTATCTTTCGGAACAGCTCCCCTCCTGCGGTCTTCAACGATATTACAGATATAGAATTCATAGTTGACGCTAGTACCGAGTTGAGAGCTAGTGAGTTACCAGCAGAAGTTATGCTCATATTAGAACCCCCGTCCCACAGTTAAATGTACCGCATAAACGGTACTGATGTAGAAACCAAGTCAGCCCGTCGTCAACTACTACAGGACAAACTACAGTGTCGCTATAGGCTAGATAGTTCTCAACAGCTCCGTCCTGATCGTTGAAAGTAAGTTTCTCTAGCTTGGCTAATCTGCTATTCATATCCATTAGGATACTAACAGCATCACGTTCTTGGCTAACTAGGACCAAAGACCGATCTACCCAGTTTTCCTCGCCCGAGCTATCGCACTGTACCGAATATATCTGCATAAAATCGTCAATATTCAAGTCAGGTATCGTAATCTTGATAAGTTCGCCAGGTTTGTAAGTCCCGTGGAAGGGGCTTATTTTACCCTTGATTACGGGGTTGGAGTACTGCGCTAGGTACTGTAAACCCTGGTCCCTAGCAAGAATCTTATCGTCAGTTTCTACCTTCAGAACATCCTCAAATAGCCCGTACTTAGCTTGAGAAACAGTATCCTCCAAGAGTAACTTGATTGGGTATTGGTAGCTGTAAACTATGGTACCGCTCCCTGTAGTAGTCAAGTCAGGAATAAGAAGTTTCTCAGCGCAGTTTAACAAGAAGTCCTTGGTGCCAGCCTTGTCTATATTCTGAATACCTACTGTTTTGGCTACTCCCCCAATAGTTACTGTTACGCCCGAACCGTCTGGAGATAATGGGGTATAAAAGAGCGGTATGGGTATTACTCCGCTAACCGTTATGGCTTGAGTAAATGGTAGTGACGTTGCCTTACCGCCTTTAACCCATAGCTTGTTTACTAGCTTAGTAGCGTCAGGGGTAAAACTAGCAGAACCTATCTTGTAGTTGTTAAGGGCTTGACTTAGAGTTATTGGATTGACCCTGGTAGCTCCGTCGAAGAAGTTAACATCCAAGTTCTCGTCAATAAACCAGTCGTACTGAGATATTTGACAAAGTTGATCCATAACGTCCCAGAGGTATAAATCCCCAAAGCGTATTGTGATAAGTTTAGTACACGATTGTACGTTTACAACAGTAGCCCAAGGAACGTACTTGCTAAATACGTCAAGAACGATAGAACTAACAGAAGCGTTTGTATAGCTCTCTGTTACGATTATCTTTTGAGTACGAGCAGTATAAGTAGCCCCGCTTAATTCCACGATCTTGCTTATACCGTTTACACTCTTAGGAGGGCTAATGACCCAACCCCTGAATACGTTACCGTCTTGGTTGACTTGAACGTCTGTACCGACAGGAAATTGATCTACCAACGCAGAGTTCTTAGCAGGTACAGAAATAGTAAAAGACCCCGCCCTGTCTGTCTTAGATAGGGTCATAGAGCACGATTCATACGATTTTAGTTGAACTTGAGCCCCGCCAGGGGGCGTAACTAATATTGTAGTCGTCATTAGAACGAACCCCCCGTACTTAATCCGAATTTACTTCCCATAGACCTACTCATCATATCGGAGAACTCTTTCATACCTCCAGAACCTACAAGAGTACCCTTGTTAACCACTGTAACCGAGTATTGATTAGTTACCTTGGAACCTCCTGAAACAGAACCTCCTGAGGCAATACTTGCTAGTGCGCTACCTGTTAATTTTACTTTGGCGTTAAGATCAGGAGCGGTTATGACGCTAGCCATCAAGTTCTTGAGGTCTGGTATCTTAGATTTTATACCGTCTGAGAAACCGTTGATCATACCTGCTCCCCACTCTACGATATGTCTGCCTTCCCCTTCTTCCGAGGGAGATTTGAATCCAATCAACTTCGCAGCTGCCTTCATTACCTGACTAACAGCATCTTTTACAGCTCCTATTTTACTCAGAATACCGTCGATGAATCCCTGTATCATATGCTCGCCCCAGCCTAGGGCGCTATTGATAACATCAGCGAATATAGCAGCGATACTATGGATAATATCTTGGATAATCTTAATAGCTCCTGAAAAAATACGCTTAACCGCATCGCAAACTTTCTGCCAAGCTTCTCCCCACTTACCGTTGATAACTAGCATGACGGCAGAGATAAGATCAAGAACAACGTGTATAACTGTATCTACTATTGTCTTGATTATATCCCACGTGCTCTTTAGAACAGAGGATATAGTAGTCCAGTGATCTTTCCAGAAATCCATAATATACCCGCACACCGTTTGTATTATAACAAATACTACTCCAATAATCGTTTCTACAACGGACTTAACCGCGTCAAATACAATTTTGATAGTGTCGCTAATTAAGGGCCAATTTGCCTTCACCCAGGCTACTATTACACCAAGTTCTTGAGTTATAAAGAGGAGTACGGGCTTGAGTACGGTATCCCAGTAACCTTTTATCGCGTCAAACACCACTTTAAAAGTAGCTTCGATAGCAGGCCAGTTTGCCTTAACCCAGTCTACTACTTGACCTACGATAACCAAAAGGTCTAAAAAGATAGGCTTGAGAACGCTGTTCCAGAACCCTTTGATGGCGTTAAACACGGCAAGAAACGTTGCTTGTATAGTGGGCCAGTTAGCTACCACCCAAGCTTGTACGTCTGCCATAATCTGTTGAAGTACTTTCATGCTTCCAGCTATAAACCCATCTACAGCGGTCTTCATACCCCCGAAGTTCTTAGCGTAAGCTACCCCGAGGAGAGCTATGATCGCAATAATAGCTGCTACGGGAAGAACCATACCCTCAAGCGCAACAGCGGCACCCTTAACAACGGGTCCAAGTACTCCCATAATCTTTTGGACTAAACTAGCTCCCCCTACGAAGGTTCCAAACCCCGCCGTTAGAGATAAAATAACCGCGGCAAGTTTTGAATTAGTCTTGATAAAGTCTGCTATAGGGTTGATTACCTTTTGGATACCCTCTACCATCATCTGAAGATACGGTAAAACTGCGGTACCGATAGAGGTCTTTATACCTCCGAGACTTTTGGTCATCATCTGAATTTGACCGTCATAAGTCTTGGTTGCCGCAAGAGCCTGACCACCAAACTCGTTATTAAGCTCTCCGAGTATAATCTTTTGCGCTCCTGCTACGTCTCCTGTCTTTACCAGCGACGCAATAACTTCTTTTTGAGAAGCTGAGAAGGTTACCCCAACTCTTGATAAAGCTCCGACACCCTTAATAGGATCATTGAGAGCCTTTCCCAATTGCATTGCCGCTTGAGTTGGGTCAGTTCCCATCTTTTGAGATAAATCAAGCATAGCCTGGGTAGCCATAGGAAACACGTCTTTACCAATATTAGTAAAGGTTAGCAACATCGCTTCCCCAGACTTAATCGCGTTACCTCCTTGAAGAGATACTTTGCTAAACCCTAAGGCCATATCCTCCGCTTGCTTAGCAGTTATTCCAGCTGCACCGCCCGTAGACTTGATAGTTGTCTCTAGGTTTGAGTTGGCTTTTTGAGCCTCAGAAGCGTTCTTAATAGCCCCTTCTAAGTACCCCGCTGCCATTACTCCTACCGCTCCAAACGACGCTTTGACGTTAGCCAGGGAGCTTCTGACTCCCTCAGTACTAGCAGATACGCTAGTCTGTATTACGTTCATAGCTGTTCTAAAAGGGTTAGTGTCGGCTGTTATGGGTATTACTAATCCTACATCGTCAGCCACGTTTACACCCCCATACTGTCGTACTCTTTGATCTTTTTGAGCTCTTCAGCTTCTTCGCGGTAGATAAGAATATCAAAATAGTACATAATATCCATCTCATCTATGGACGGCATACTATGACCGTTATCCATCAACCCCGAGTAGACCGAGCACATGAAATCGTGGGGGGTGAGCTCCTCCCCCGTTACGCGTTTGGGCCAGCTAGTGCCGTCAACTTCGCGTCAAGTTTACCCGTTACTCCTTCAAGGGTAGCTTGGAAAGTAGAAATAACCGCGTCAGAAGCCGTACCATCCAGAAATTGATCTGCAGTAAACTGTTTACCGTATACCATCGCCACATAATCGGCCATAACGTCAATTAGTTTACCATCAACGTTTTTCAGTTCTTCCGATGCAGATAGTTCAATCGTGGTCTTTAAAGTACGTCCCGAGATAAACGGAGTTGTAAAAGTTTTAGTTTCTCCGTCAATAAATAGATCAAGTTTCATAATGCAACCTCCTCAGATTTTAAACAGGGGGCGTGAGCCCCCTTTACGCTTATGCCGTGGTAAAGATACGAGTGTTAGTAACAAGAGAGTTACCAGCTAGGTCAGTAGTATCGTTGTCGGATACCGCAAGATACTTCGTTGCCGCAGTCAACGCAGAAGCTGGTGTCAAAGTAACTGTCTTAGCTGCGTCATTGTAAACTACAGAGCTAGAAGCCACTATGCTACCATCCGTGTCCTTGATAAGGTAGAAGTTCTTGGAGTTGACCGTCGATGGGTTAAGAGACTCAGAGAACGTCCATACATACGTTGTACCGACTACTACAGCTGTAGCTCCCGTAGTAGGAACAGACAACGTAATCGTAGGAGGAGTTACGTCAACAGCTCCCTCAATAGAAGCAAACCAAGTAGCAGAAACGTCAACATAGCCTACTTCATCGGCATCAGCGTATTTACGCCACATAGTATCAAATGTACGTGGAAGAGCTACGCCATCAAATTGATCGTTCTGGAACTTAGGAGTAGCTACGGCTGTTTCTGCATCGTCTTTAGATTCTCCAAATAGAGCTTTAAGAACTTTTACATAGCGGAATTTGCCGTTGGCTTTCTTTCTTCGATAGAAGAAACCAACGTAAGGAGCCACGTCAGTAGCCTTACACGTCATTCCTCCTAAACCGTCGAGAGTATGACCAAGTAGGTCTGCTTGTACTGCTAGAGATACCGTGCTTAGGTCAACCGATATTTTAATCTCCCCAAGAACTTGACCGTACTCAGTAATAACTCCGTCAGCGTAAAAAGCTGATCGCCCGCTTGTAGGTTGAACCGAGATTTTAACCGCTCCAGAGACTAGCTTAATAGCCCCATAGGTGGCCCCAGTAGCATCGTCTT